TATACAGTTTCGAATAATGTGATTCCCAATCATTAGCAACTTTAGACGTTCCACGAACTGGAATACTATGAACCACTTCTGCTTCATACAGAGCGACTTCAGCAACACGTTTTGCTTCTTCACAATCACCACAGCATGTACTAGTAGCAATAGACTTCAGTGCATCAACAAGAGTTTGCCAGTGTGATTTAGGGACTGCCTTATCGTAATTTTCAACAATATACGTTGGACAGTTTGATTTGTGCTGATCTCCTTCTTTCACACCACAATCAGGACAGTCCGGACCAGCACCCCATTCTATATCAAGAACTTCTTGAAGAGCAAAGAACAATGACTCTGCTTCATGCTCTGTGATTTGATGCTTAAAGAATTCACCAATGATATCACAATACTCAATAGTAATTGATTCACGATTTGCTTTAGCCATTTTTATTCTCCACTTTACGATACGCTACTGACCAATCACAACCCATAGCTGGACAGATCATTACTAATTCTGGCAATCCGTTTTCATCAAACTCACCGCCATGTCCAGATAGAAAGTATGATCCAGACCATTCTGGTTTAGATTGGAACCAAACATGAGCAAGTTTCTTGTATAGCTTGAACTCAGCTTCAGTTAGGATTGCTCCGCCATCTTCAAGTAATTCAGGCATCACATCACTCTCCAAACTTAGCTTTTAGACGCTCGTATTCAGCACGCTCTTTTTCTTCTTTCTTGGCAGCACGTTTCTCAGCAGCGACTTCTTTCTTGATACGTGCTTCCATTTCTTTAACAGTCTCAGGACGAGGAAACTTAACCATCAACTGCGTTCCACCATCGTAGCCATAGTATTCAGCTTCAAATTCAATAGCACTAGGATCATCAATGGAGTACTGAAGCGCCACTCGCTTCTGTTCGTCTTTGAACAGCTTCATAATATCTTCAGGTGAACCTTTGATATCAGCCATTTCAAGACTTGGTGCATATGTTTTACGCATTACAGTTTTACGTACGATCATGATATAATTCCTTAATTCATTTGATAGAGCTATTATACCAAATAGAATCGAGAATGTAAACAGTTTTATTGGATTATTTTGGAATAAGAATATAACCGAAAGGAATATGGTGGGCCAGGAGTGAGTCGAACACTCTTCAATCCCTTATGAGGGGAACGCTTCTACCGATAAGCTACAAGCCCAAAGAGGAGGAGCACTCGACCGGGTAGTCCCAATCCTTATCTCCATTATCTGCCCCCGTGCACAGAGGACTTACAAAGTGGTTCTTCACGGGCTAAGCCTGCTGTTTCTTCGCTCCCTCCCATTTAGACTCTGACGTTATCGCCGAGTGGGCCAGAGCGGAATATGCGATTTGGGCATCACCGTGAATATGTAAAGCATCCTCATGCCTGTTTAAGAGCCGCAATCGTGCTCCCTCCTACTTCGCCTATAACGCTCAGACGGTCTATATCCACCACAGATATAATGACAACCGTGTAAGAGGTCGGTTAAACCTTATGAGGTAGGCCGGTTGGTTAGACCATTTTACCAGATGCTTTATAAAACACACTAGACCGTGGCTGAGAGGCGGCCCCTTTATTCCGAAATCCTCGCCGTGGAGTCTAGAACACTTTCCACGCTTTACCTAGTGTGCTTTAGAATAGACTCTAGCGTGGCACCACCTCATCCTTCTGGACTCTGGGCTGACGTTCGATAACGACCACATAGAGCTAAAGTCTATTCTAAAGGCGGTTTTAGTTTTAAGACACAGACCGCAAACTGTTCCTTAGCATTTAGAAAGCACACTGGGGTCTGGGTCACGTCATGAGGGCATCGACCATCCTCCCTCGACTAATCACCGCAATGTGCTTTCTAAAGGTGAGGGTTTTACTATTTAACGACGGATAACCCACAACCATGTCGAACATAGGTTCTGTTAACAAGCATCTTCCGCTCTTCACCACGCTTAGTGGACAGAACCTCGGGTAACACCTTTACCGTCACGGACTTGACCTTGTTACAGGTAGTGCGTGCTCATCTTTCGATGTACCCTGGCACAATACACCGAATCCAAAAGGACCGGGAAAGGCACACTAGGGTCCATTTCGGGCTTGTTGATGGAGTGACCTTGTTTGCTCCACGAACCTAATGTCCTAATGTGCTTTAGAATAAAGACGGTTCTGATGCCACCTACAGAACTGGCTTCCCAATTAAGGTACACACCTTGGCATATATGTCTGCAATCTTTATTCTAAATTGGAGCTGAGTACAGGATTCGAACCTGTGTATAATGGATTTGCAATCCAGTGCCTAACCTCTCGGACCAACTCAGCTTAAATTGGTCGGGGATTGGTCGGTAGTAGTCGCGACTCCAATACCTAGATGCATTTCGTCTTACATCTTTATCCCCGATAAACTTTAATTTAGAAAGAACACTGTGTAGGATTTGAACCTACGAGCGGGATATCTCCCTATTTGGCTGCCGTATGTTTTACGAGGACTCGAACCTCCACCAGACCATCTGGACGACGGAATCGAACCGTCTTACTCCCAATCAATGTTCTTTCTAAATCGATCTGCTTAATAGCATCAACAGATCAGAAACATTCCATGCTAACCCTTCACTGAGTAGTTAATCTATGACGTTGTATGATTAACTTTTACTTGCCAACTCGTTTCATTGGTTGTTTCTTTAATTTATGTATCTATTATAATCTAACTTTCTCTAAAAGTAAACAATTATTTACATTATTTTTAGATCAATTTGTTATAACGTTATACCTACCTGTTATTTATGGGTGTTACCCCACAGCATACACTCTGCTTTTTTGCTAAGTGGATTGGCCACCACTATGCGGAACTCTGTTTACCGGATCTTCCCAACTCGGCAAGAATTTCAGATCCTTCTTTTACGTCATAAGATATATACCACAGGTCTAAGCACGTCTTAATTGCTGGATACTATATATCTATCTTCGACTCATGCTCTCACCAACCTCCAACCAACATACGGAGAGCTCAGGGTTCCTTTTATTCTACTACAATCCAATCAATGTTTGAAGGAGTCATGACGCTTTCGTAGCCGTCGTATTCATCAATGAAATAACGATCACCGTCAACCATGTAAATTGCTAAGTCAGCGTGGTTACCTGATGCTTCAAGCAAACCCAATTCTTCAACGACTGCGACCAAATCAGGATCGTGCCTATCAAGGTGGCTATCGTAGCTTAGGTAAAGATCACCTTCTTTCATGAAGTAAGAATCTTTTTCAAACGCATCAACCAACTCAGGACGACGTTCTTTCAAAAGTTTAAGCGCTTCTTGACTTAAACCAAACCCGCCGTAGCAGGCGTTGTAAACTACCTTAATCATTATCGCATTACCTTTGCAGTTGCAGTTAATTCAACGCCATCTTCAATAGCCCAGATGAAACGATGATCATCTAAACATTTTTTCATGGCTTCAGCTTTAGTAGAACCTGAAACGTTTGTGTAAGTAACACCGCCTTTAGCAGTTTCAGAAATTGTAACGTTGAACTTATTCATAATGTATTCCTCCATTTGATAGTACTATTCTATCAAATGATTAAGCAAAAGTAAACAACTTTTTTCACAGTTTTTAGAACTTGTTGTTATATCCTTATAACGATTCTCTTAAACGTTTTTCTACCTCGCGACAGTACTCAAGCGTACCTTCACAAATGAAATTTTCAGCAATGCCATTATAGTTTGTGTCGACTAAAGAAACGAGTATGCATTTTCCGTCTACACACTTGATCATATAGTCAATTGGTTTATCATTAGTCATAAACGACTTCCTTTAATGTTGAACCTTCAAAAACGTAATAGCAGCATACTCTTCCATAAGTAACCATGATTACATCTTTCACAGTAGGCGTGGTAGAGAAGTGTTCAATACCACGCTTTTTCATATCGTTTTCAACAGTAGTCATACGAACGACGTTAGTTGCTACAGTTTCAGCTTGCATACATTGCGTCCTCTACAGAATTGATCAATTTGTAAAGATTACGAACGAATTCTTTATCTTCTTCCTTTTCAGGGTATGTGAAGAACATGTCCCACATTACTGAATCCCAACAAATCTCGCCGCCTTTATTATTAGCGTCGACTGATTCCCAAAACGTAGTAAGCATGTTGTTAGTCATAATGTATTCCTTGTTTCGATTTGATAGATCTATTATACTGAATAGTCATACCAATGTAAACAACTTTTTTCATGGTTTTTAGAACTTTGAAGAATATCCTTATAACTAAACGAACCACTTAGGATCGGTCGCGGTAAGCTTGACGATTTGATTCCATAATGAAGTATCTTTAAACTCTTCAACCAACGTCATCTTGTTAATGTCAAAGCAGTACGATTCCTTTCCTGGGCGAATGTTTCTTACCGTGTAGTTTCGGTCAGTACACTCAAAGATACGGATCTTCTGTCCTTTCCCAGGTTCAATAAAGATAAGACGATCAACCGATACACATTTGCGAATCTGATTGTTTGTCGGAGTTTGATCAACGACGAAACAGTTCGCTTTATTGTATCGGCCCTGGGTCTTCACTTCAACCTTAGTACCGTCTGGCATAGTAAGATCCTTTTCACGATCATACTTATCTTCGGAAAGTATAGCGCCGAATCGTTCAGCGATGATATCCTCTCCAAGTTTGCCTAGCTTTTCTATCCTAGTCATTACATCTTACCTTTATAATATGGCGAGTTTGACATCCATTCATAGTAACGTTCAAACCCTTCTTCAACATCAACCTTAGGATCAAACCCAAAGTCACGACGAGCAGCATCGATATTCAATGAACCACGACTTGGAAAGTCAGGATCACGTTCGCCACAATCAATTGAACCATTGCCTGCAATCTTAACTGCTAACTTAGCCGCATCAAGTAAAGTATGACCGTGGCTCTTAGTAATGTTATACGTCTTATTGTCTGTATTAGGACTAAGAGCTGCTGCAACAATTCCTTCGGCTGCATCGTCAACATACGTAAAGTCAAGCGTTTCATCAGCGCCGTTCACTTTAAGTGTTTCGCCGCGCATTGCTTTTGAAAGGAACTTGGAGATTACGCGATCCTCGACATCAAGTGGGCCATACACCGCTGACGGGCGAAGTATGACATGCTTTAATCCTTCGTATTTTCGGCTGTAGTCTCGTACAAGCCATTCTCCTGCCAATTTCATAATTCCGTACTGTCCTTCTGGACGCATCTCAGAAGCTTCTATCGTGTCGTTTTTGAAGGGTCCATAAGACATCGAAGATGACATATAAAGGAACTTTTTAACCCCGTACTCAGCCGACAGTTCTAAAAGATGGAGAAGACCTTCGCTCATTACACGAGACCCTGCGCATGGATCAGCATTAACAACCTTTTGGCGAGGAAATGACGCAAGGTGCAATACAACATCAAAATTATCGTGCGTATGAAAAATGTAACGCATACTCGATTTATCACAAATGTCGAACGGGTAAATTCGAGAATGTTCGATCTTCTTAAGGCGTTCTGACATCAAATATTCAATTTCGTCACGAGGAATAATCGTGTAGTCAGTTTGGTTATCAACAACCACAACTTGATGTCCAAGATGTTCTAGTCGCTGAACAACGTTATGACCAATTAAACCTAGGCCGCCAGTGATAAGGAATTTCATAATATCTCCAATTAGAAACGGAAGTCTTTCTTAACGATACAGTAAGTAGTCATTGTACCGACGAAAGTAGCAAAGGCAACACCAAGAGCGATTTCAAGAGTGGCCATAACTTCAGGGGTGATAAGATTAAGCATTTGTTTATTCCTTGTTTCCATTTGATAGATCTATTATACCAAATCTGGAAATAATGTAAACAACTTTTTTCACAATTTATAGAATAATTTATTATATGGTTATAACAAAAATGAATAAGGGAGACCCTTATGTTTTCGGTCTCCCTTCTTTTGAGCTTTCTTACGATCTTTATGGACCGCAGATTTATTGAACTTCTTAGCGTGTTTAGCTACCGGATTGTTCATCTTTGTTTCTCCAATGTTTAGAACAGCTCATCTTATGTCCTTGCGCGCGACTGTTCTCGCATTCTGAACATGGCCATTCATCCTTAAATATACGCTTAAAACTTTCAGCGTATTTGCCGTGGTCTTGGTGTTTACCACCGCTGTCATATTCCCAACTCATATTTACTCCGAAATTTTAATCTTTTTAACGGTATCGAAAGTAACTATTGATTTTGCAAAATCTGGCATTAAAGGATCTTCATATACCTCCATTCCAGACAAGTCAACCTCTAATACCACAGGATCTTTTATGTTAAACATATTAATAACTTTATTAATAGCACCTTTAGATTTAACAAGGAAGACTGCTTTATAAACCTGTTCATTTGTGGCGTTTCCTAAAGATGGGCGAAATTCATTAGAATGATCTTGTGCTGCCATCGGTTTTAAACCATTTTTTAGTATATCATCCACATATTTTTTATTTGCTATATGATATGCCTTTTTGGCTCGAACCGCTTTAGAAGGAAATATGAAATTTATGCCATTTCCCGTAGAATATCCTGTATTCGTTTTAACTAATAACATTCGACCTTCGGCAACTTTTGTGCATTGGTCAATAATTTTCTTCATTTTAGAGTCAATAGATTTAGCACTATCTGGCAACGGAATCGATACTGTCCCATTATACGTGTTATATTCAATTCCATTTTTACTTAAAATTTGCTCAACTTTAGATATGTGGTTTTGAATAATATTTGATTCTGTTAATGAAAATCTTTTAAATGACTGCACTTTCGATATTCCTTTAAGTTTGATATTTATTTATTTATATCTATCATGCATTTTTTTAATAAGACGTGGTGCGGGTACCGAGACTCGAACTCGGATAGCTTTCGCTAGAAGATTTTAAGTCTCCCGTGTATACCAATTCCACCATACCCGCTATTTATTAAAGTTCAGCAAGATCGTCAATGAATTGATCTTTTGGCGCTGTACCTTTCCAATATTTAACCTGCTCTTTCGCTTCTTTAATTTGCTGCATCAATTCTTTAATCATATCAGTAGTCAACGTAAGAAGATTCATTCGAAGCAATCGGTCAGTGTCTGATTCTAACGCTGTAGTTTCAGCAAGGATTTGCTTTTCAACTTGAGACTTATTCTTACCTTTGAATATGATCTTGTCTTCAAGTACAGCCTTAATGAACTCGGCTTTAACACTAAGGAATCTTGCCGACTCTTCGAACTTAGCTAACTCCTGAGAAATACGTTTTTCAAGAATTGTCATACGGTAATCAACAAAGTGTTTAATCAGGTCAAGTTCATTTGAAAAAATCTTAAGTTTACCGTTTTCGTCGATAGTGGTTAAGTTTTCAGTATGAGACTTCTCAAGCTTGAAGAACTTAATAACCTTTTCGTCAGTATTCAATGTCTTGGCTACTGTATTGCGAAGCTTAACATCAAATCGGAAACCTTCAGCCGAACATTCATCTTCGTATGATACCAAATGGCCATCGTCTTCAAGTTTATCAAGTACCTTTATATATCCTTCACGATCGTATCCGTATGGTACTTCAGTAATAACAATGCGAGTAGACGTAGGACGGTCAAATGTACCTTTACAATTGAACTTGTTATCAAGAACGGCATATTCAGTCGTGCCTTTAAAGTCAGGGAACGATACTGGTACACGTTTCTTGATCTTGCCTGTAGTGATGTATTCTTTACACGCGTTAATCAGATCTTTTTCTGACCGCGGAAGAATGTTAGTAGCAAACCCTGTAGCGATACCTTTTGTGCCATTAGCCAATACCAATGGAATAGAAGGAATGTAAAAGGCAGGAGGAGAATGCTCAGGATCCTCGTGAACTGGGGCCAGTGATATGTCCTTAATATATTTTCCAAAGTTGCTATGTAAGCGAGTGTAAACATAACGTGCTGCTCCTGCCTCTTGTACAAGTCGAGTACCAAACGATCCTCGACCTTCAATCAAGCAAATGTTATTATTCCAGGTTGCAGCCATTAACTGACCTGCACCTGCCGCTGAAGCTTCGCCGTGATTGTACCCATAATCAGATACAACACCAGATACGGCTGAGACTTTCTTAAACTCTTTAGAAGTATTCGCGATTGAAGAGAATAGGTAAAACCGTTGTACAGGTTTTAGACCATCAATCACATTTGGAATCGCACGGCTCTCAATCGTATAAAGAGCAAACGATTTCATTTCATTATCAGCAATTTGACTTAGCTTGTATGTCATATGATACCTTTTTCATTTCGTGGTACTATTATATCAAACGCCACGATCGATGTAAATAGGAATGCGCACATTTCTTCTCATTTTCTTTAATTTTTCTTTGAAATGTGCACTTCGCTTATCATTAGTCAAAGTTATTAAAACCTTGCTTCTTATTCTTAATTAGCAAAGAGCGTTCACGTTTGAACTGTTCGTACTTACGCATACCTACTTGCTCAAGTTTATCAAGATCTACTTCGTCTAGTCCATATTTTTTTGTGTTACGCATGATGTCTTCAACTACTCGAAGCAATTGCTTTTCGTCTTTACATTCTTCAATCATGCCACGGATTTCGTGGTACGTTACTTCTGCTTTTACTTTCATATTAACCAATCCTTACGAAGTTGTGCGTCTTTGCCAAACGCGATTTCAAACCAATTATCGTCGTCGATCTCAACAGTATCCAGTGTAGGTTCATTGATGATTTTACTGTATTCTTCTTCAGTGTGAGAAGCAAGGCCCTTGATGTATCGGTGGTAATACCCAGTCGATTCTGCCTTGAACTTCGAAGCTGATTCATAATCATAAAACCATTGTACATCCTTACCTTTACTCGAAATCAAAATTGGTGTACGAGTAATATGTATACGACCTTCACTAAACAGTCTCGGCCAATACTTGTAAAAGAATGCGAGCAGTAACGGCATAATGTGACCGATACCATCATGGTCGGCATCAGTCAGAGTAGCGACATTCTTGTATGTCATATCATCAACACTATCGGGATTGCCAATGTCAAGACCCAGGATAGACACCAATTCAGATAGTTCTTTATTCTTTAATACGTCAGCGGGTTTCATATCCCAAGTATTCATGATCACACCACGAAGAGGATAGCCACCAACTCGTTTAGGATCGCGAACCTTTAGCAAGTAACCAATCGCCGAATCACCCTCACAAAGAAATAAGGTTGAGTCCGTGGTAGTAGCGCTGATGTGTTTGGCGACCTTGATCTTCTTGAGTTTTTTCTGCGCCAATGTCGCTGCGCGTTTATCGGCCGCAAGTTTCTTAGCAAGTTGGGCTTCAACAATCGGCCCGATGATATCCTCGCTCTGCATAATCTTACGTGCAATCTTAATGAATTCGTCCGATTCAAATTTTGCATAATGCTCCTTGACTGCCGTGATATTCGAAGTCAGTCGTTCTTTTGTTTGGCTGTCGTATTTTGGATCGACGAAGTTTCTTGCGAAACTAACGAATGTAAGTCCGTTCTTAATTGTAGATTTTGCAACCTCAATTTTGTGTTTTCTTTTGATAAGTCCCGTAAGCTCATCAACAATGCCATTAACAATAAAATCGACGTAAGTGCCGCCCAAACGTGTATTGACACCGTTAACATATGAAGTCGTTCTAAATCCATCTTCAGATCCTGTGATAAAGTAGCTCAAGTTTTCTGCAGCAGATACCACGACAGATTGATCGCTGTCGGTTGTAAACAGTGCTGAGTATTTCTTGATGTTTGATTCAGAGATACGCTTACCGTTGAACTTGAACTTGATTTCAGGGAATGCGATCTGCAGAGAAGTCAGACGATCTTCAATCAATTCAACAGTATGTACATCTGATATATGATCAATACCAAATAAGCTGTAGTCAGGAACGAAAGAAACAGACGTCCCGCTACCATTCTTGCTTGCCTGCGATACCTTAGTTTCATTACTTCCGTCTTTACAGGCAACCTTGACAAGATTTCCATTCTGCCAAGTGGCACCGATAAACTTCGAAGACATGAAGTTAGTACAAGCAGAACCAACGCCGTTTGCACCGATAGTAGTACGATCGTCATTAAATGAAGTCCCCGCATTTGTTTTAGTCCAAGCAGCAACTGGACGTAGCAGGGTTTCTCCTGTATGATCAGTTACTTCTTCTTGTGGGATACCACGACCATTATCTTCAACGGTAATGGTATCGCCTTTAATTGACACGCTGATTTGATTAGCGTGAGCAAAACCCGTACGAATTGCTTCGTCAATAGAGTTATCGATGATTTCGTCAACCATCTTATTAATGGCAGGTACGTATTCAACGGTCTGCCATTTACCTAGAACAAAACGTTCAACTTTCTCTACCGAAGTAGAACCTAGATACATCCCAGGACGCAGACGAACATGGTCGCGAGGTGAGAGGATCTGAAAGTTTTCTTTAGACATAATGTTTCCTGTTTTCATTTGTATGGAGCTATTATACTACAGATCATAGTGCTTGTAAATAGCTAATTTATAAATAATAGGATATTTATGAAAATAATATGCTTCAGTGATTGAAAGACTAACTCAACAAAAGGTTACTGAAATGACTGAAGAAACTAAGACAATTGATGCAGGCGCGTTAGACGGCGCAGATGCTAACGGCGATGGCCATATTTCAAAAGAAGAACTTGAGATGCACCTTGAGTTCAAACGTAAAGAGATGGAAGATGCTGATGCTCAGCGTGATGCTATTCGTAAGATGGCATGGTTCTCTTTAATCGGTTTGCTTGTTTACCCAATCGGCATTGCGATTACTTCATTTGCCGGATTAGAAAAAGCGTCGGAACTTATCGCTGATATTGCTCCGACTTACTTTGCTTCTATCGCAGTATTGGTATCGGCATTCTTTGGCGCTGACGCTCTTAAGAAGAAGTAAACATCTTATCCATTGCATTCATTACAATTGTGTGCGTTGCTATAATATCGGACACAAGCGTATAAGTAGCAAAATCTAATTCTGGGCTCAGCTGTAGCTGTTCTCGATATTCCATGAATTCTCGAATATCAGCTGGCCCAGATTCAGTAAACATCCATTCTCCTTCATCATCAATGAAAGATGGGATGCCTAGAAGCCAATCATACTTCGATGCTAATAGTATCCGATTCGAGTTCGAGCTCCATTTGCTCATTGTCGATCTCCTCGGCCTTTTCTTCGAACTTACGAACCTTTTCATTCAGACGTTCAATGATTTCATCACCTTCCATCCAAAGATCCTTGTTGTTCAACATCATTTCGATTTCTTCTTCAGTCAAGAAATCAGTGTAGATTTCACGAAGAAGACGTTCTGACCATTTACGTTCATATACGATGTTATCGTACATTTCACCACCTTTGCCGACAGTACCACCGCTGTAGTTATGGAACATAAACATAGAATGTGGACTAATTTCGTATGCATCACCGCATAGCATAATCATTGTTGCAGCTGACATGCATGCGCCTTCAACGCTAATCCAAACGGTCCCAGGGCAGTCAGTCAGTACTCGCATAAACTGAACTGCGGTAAATAGGTTACCACCTTCGCTGTTAATGTAAATCTTGATAAGATCATTTTCGGTTGCGTGACGAATCGTATCAAACCAATCGATGTAATCTTCAGCTGATGTGATAGTGCCAGTCAAATAAAACTCATGGACCAATCCACTAGGACGATGCGTAAAAGCACCTTTAGGCTGGGCCAATTTTACAAGCTGTTCAATTCCTTCCATTTAACTTATCCTCAAGTTCTTTAATTTTATGTTCTAATTCGCTGATGTATTGTTTTACGTAGAACTTATCACATGCAGATTCGCAGCAATATTCAAGTTGTTCTTTTGCCTTAACGGCCGAAGAGTTTACGTCTTCTGTATTCATTGATCGTCTCCAATAATTTATCGGTCCAATTATCACGGTGCTCAATGAATACCTGAGCTGGGTTATCATCTACAGCTATAACTGTTACAAGCTGAGTGATTGGCATGCCAGTACGTTCCTCCCACATAATAGCGTATGCCGATTCTTGAATAAAGTAATTGGTAATCCATTCCTTCTTTTTAGGTTTACGGCTAGTCTTCCAATCAATTATTGAAAGTTTACCATCGAATATTCCGACACAGTCGACACGACCAGCGAGTCCTAAATGTTCAGAATATAATGCTGCTTCTTGAGCATAAATTTCGCCAATACGAGAATCTAAAATTGGCTTAACTCCGTTGAAGTTATCAACGATATTAGGCATAAAGCCTTCGGTGTAATTCTCAACGTTATTAACATAGTTTTCAATAATTGTATGAACTGCAGTACCACGAGTAGATGCTCGATGGGATATCTTATTGGCTTCTTCTTCACCAACTCTTGCACGCCATTTTTGAATATGTTCTTCGCTGAGGATTGAAAGTACAGTAGTTACAGATGGTAGCTTTGAACCGTCGGGGGTAACATAACGACGTCCACCCCCTTCAGTAACTGTATTAAGATCTTCATAACCAAGGTTTATATCTTTATGTACAAACCGCTTCTTCAATTCGCTCACGTTTACTACCTACATAATGTATTCGTTTTTCATTTTTACCAAGTTTGGTTCTAATCTTGTGTTTATTCCGTTTTTTATTTCGAGGATCAAAACGGGCATATTTAGCCATTAGAATTTTACTCCTAGCATTTCTTTAGTCATAATGTAGTCCCTAACAAAGTCAGAACGTACGATGTCTTCCCAGGTGAATTCAACAATTTTAAACTTGTTCAAATGGGATGCAACTTCAAGGAACTTGAGGATACCATCCCGATCACCCGTTTTATGGAAGTCGGATTGATAGTAATCACCGCAAATCATAAGCTTGCAGTTATTACCAATTCGCGTTACAACTGAATCCAATTCATGGGCAGTAAGGTTCTGCATTTCATCAACTACGATAATACAGTTATCGAGTGTTACACCACGAATGAAAGACGTTGTCATAAATTCAACTTCACCGCTACTTTTTAATTTTTCCCATGCATCATTCATGCCAAATAGATCGGCACAAATTCCACGATACGGTGCTTCATATACGAGTTTCTTTTCTTCTTCATCACCAGGAAGAAAACCGATGTCACGCGTCGGAACAATTGAGCGTACAACGATTACTTTTTCATAAGGAGTATTACGGTCAAGTACATCTTCCAATGCTAATGACATTGCAACGAATGTCTTACCTGTGCCTGCTGAACCGGCAAGGATTACAGAGTAATCTTTTTCATACGCCTTAAAAACCTTTTGCTGATTATCAGTCATTGGTTCAATACGACGCAGATCTTCTAAACGTAATTTCAATTGTCTAGGTTTCATTGACATTATTTAGTCCACTTATCCATTTGCTGGCCACGAACTTGATGTCCGTCTTTAATTTTACTCATAACTTCTTTAAACCCGTTGTCCACTTTGATACCCTGTGAACCTACACCAGACACAATCTTTGGTGCTCCGATGACACGTTTTAAGTTAGGATTATCTTCAAGATATTGTTTGGAATCTTCCCACGAACTCAACTTATGATGACGTTCGCCGGTTTCAATATCTTCATACTCATAGTTAGGCATTAAACCACTCCGGTGTGTTACGTTTAGTCCAAGCCATTTTAAAACGGTCTTTCTTAGTTTTATAATAGCTGCGGTAAGATCCGACTGGATCAGAATTATCTATACACTCAGGATTACTACCCATAGCCAACTTAAACGGCGTAAGAGAAGTGTCAGGAATGTTCTTTGGTACAGCGCGTAAAGCATCACGCAGTTTTGTATCAGTTGCGTGTACTTTACCATAACGATATGTATACTCGTCGCATAGAGCAATAAAGTGGTCATAAAGCCAATTGTAATTTGTATTAGACTCTCGAGTCCAAATGCCACTTGGGTGATTATGGTGACAAGCTTTGTAGTAAATTGACTCGTCAGGGTCAGGCAATGCATAATACTTTTGCTTACGGCCTGACTTGGATAGACGTTGCTCCAGTGTACCGTCAAGCATGCGATGCGCAGTAGACAATAGCTGCGCAGTCTCGACGATCATCTTAACGACGTGCTTGTCGCATTGTAGTTGAGCCGCAATAACTGGATCATTGTCAAGAACAAAGATATTCATTATAGACCTCGAACGATTTCTTTAGCTAGTTTCATATTAAGAATAACTTCTTTGGTTTTACCATTAATTTCTTTGGTATAAACCTCACCACATAAGCCACGACGACCGCTAGTTTGGCGTGTAAGATATACAAAGCCAGCTGTCTCAAGGGCTGTACGAGCACGAGAAAAGATTGCACGATTGGTTAACATAATGTAAGTCTCCGTTAATTTGTAATAGAGCTATTATATCAATGTTTGTGGGGTATGTAAATAGATTTCTTTAGAATATTTCGTTATAAGAAGTGGGGACCTTAGAACGGTCCCCGTGTAGTTTAGTGTACTAGTTCAGCCTCTATGTCCGTTATTCGTGAATTTAGATATTCAAGTTTGGCTTTCATTTTATGAGCTTGAGGTTTATTTCCCTCCTTTTCAAGACGATACATGAAATGTTTAAGTTCTTTACTATCGCGTTTCAAACGTTCAATTTGTGGACACATAAGAGAATCGATCCTTAGTTGGTAATTTACTTTAAAGAATCATAACAAAGGTACAATGTAAACTCCACCTCCTTTTGAATAAAAAAGGCCGATAGGATCACTCCCACCGGCCTAAGGGTAACTTAATCGATAAAACTAAAAACAAACATTACTTTATTTTTATTCATACGATTATTTATATTTTTTCTATTTTCTAATCAACCCAGGGAAGGCCTTTTCAACCAAAGCTTTCGTAATACCTTTGTATTTGCCGTCCATTTCTTTGTCTTTCATATAACAGAGCAGCTTAGCGTCTTCAGGATGAATAGTCTCAAGAAGATCAATAAACATGCGTTCTCGTTTAGGCTGCATCATATTATCGCCTGGACCACCAATAACAAAGTACTTCAACTTCTGCGTTTGCTTATGCATATACATTGGTCGTTGACGTTGTTTGTTATCAAGATCAAACGGTTCAAATGGTGGCTCGCCTTTTGGCAAGTTCCATTGGATACTTTCGTCAAACGATCCACGAAGGAAGTCGCGTAAGGCAAGAGTGTTATACTTTTGAAGTACCTCAATCTTCTCTACGCGGGTTGCTGCTTCAGCTGCCTCTTCAAGGACTTTATGTAACAACAGCTGTTTCATATTCATTAATGGAAATCTCCTACACAATCAATTAGTTGGCGACAACGATTCTTAATAAGGTAATTCAGAATCTTCATTTTAGGTGCGACTTTAGCGCTTTCATACGTATTTATAATCGTCTGTTTGATGTCGTCTGGGATCTCAGATAGATCAATCAGTTTCTTATTACGAATGTAGTTGCGGTAAACTTCTTCACCCATTGCATCACGTAGGTTTTCTACGTTTTCCATCCAGTGTTCAATCTTTTTCTTAGTGACAGGTTTTTGGCGTTCACCGTTAACGAATACATCGTCATGACTAAGTACGTTAGGTACGCCATCGCCTGAGTCACCTTTAAAGATATGTTCCATAATGTATTGGCGTGGATTCTTTTCCTGCACAAACTTCTTAGTCATTGGACTGTATTGGCGTACGTTATTGTACTTCTGTAACTGAATAAAATCCTTATCAGCTGAAACAATCATAACGTCATCATGTTTGCCAAACTCTTGAGTTTCTTCAACAAGAGTACCAATGATATCATCGGCTTCGACTCCAGGTACGTATACGACTTTATATGGAAAGTGGTCAACCAATTCGTCACGTACTTTGTTTAGGATTTCAAATACATGGTTCCAATCGATTAAAGACTTGTCGTCTTCACGTGCTTGGCGACGTTTGAATTTGTATTGGGGGTAATAGTCACGGCGCCAAGAACCACCATCACATGCAATAACAACATCACCGTATTCGTTACGGAACTTTTTGTTATACATACGAATTGAGTTTAGGACCATGTGACGAATAAGGTCTTCATTAATCTCAAGCTTTTGTGTAACGACAGCACCAAGGGCAATACCGTTAAAGTCAATAATAATCACGCTATGTCTCCATTCATTTTCATAGTACCATTATATCAAACCATAATGTTAATGTAAATAGCAAATTAAGAATTATTTTCAATCTTTACTTGTTTTGTGATTTCGTCCATCATTTCATGCCATTGGTGATCTTCGCCTGCTTGACGTAGCAATGCTGCATATGTTACATTTAGGACGATACTTAAATCTTCGAACAGCTTATCTTCAGGAGTCATGTAATAACGATACTCTTGAAGAGTCGTTAACATATTCTGCATAAGCATTCTGGCCATGTCCAACTCGTGGTCCATGGTTGGCTTTTCTTCAGCCTTCTTGAATTGTATTATCTTGGCCATCCATCAGTCCTTTCACGTGATTACGATGTATCTTAACCTGTATGATACCATTATAGTATTCATCAGGTTTAAGTAGAACTTCGCGCTCCACTTGTTCTTTCATTTCTAGGTAAGACATTTCGCCTTTACCTTTACATAGATGGAGTATTTCTCGATGAAATAGATCACCACCACTGTTTTCGACCAAAGTCTTTATCTCGTCGTTAGAACCATAATAGGTTTTCCAATCTGACTCAACGATCTTCGTTCTACGCCTTTTTTGACCCTTCAGTGGTGGCAGTCTTCGTTTACTGATTAATGTTTTCTTACCAATGTACTTTTTATTTGTGGACAGATTAGTTAGGACGTAAACGAATCCTACGTAATCTCCGATGTCTTCCGATGTAAATTCCTTGCCTTTGTAATACCACATAGTCCATAACCTTATTCATATTATGAACTATTTATGGGCATTATTCAAAGTCAAGTTCTTCTATGATTTCTTCACCGCAAAAAGGACAGTAACGAAGTTCTGCTTCTTCCTCGGTAAATGCTACATTAAACTCCATGTCACATGATCCACACGTTACATTGAATTCATTCATAGTGATAGTTCCTTAACTGATAGCCATTTTACTAATTCGTCATAACCACCGATGTTTGTGTTACCACCTTCTTCAAGAAGTACAACCTGTGGGAAAGTACGCGCTTGAGGAAACATCTCCATCATTTCATCACGATCAAAATCTGTACCTAGTTTGTTTTCAGCCCAATCGTAACCTTTGTTGGTTAAAGTCATTTTAGCTTTTTCGCAGTATGGACAATTAGGCTTACTATAAACTACAAATTTCATAAACTCATTCCTTTCAAAGTATCTTCATTAATATCTTGTTTCAGACCACCAATAACGTATGAAGTGATCTCAGTTTCTTGTGGAGCAACTTGTACGTTACCGCCACCAATCCATTTTTCAGTCCAAGGTAGAGGGTTAGACTGTGGCACAGTATAAGGAGAATGGTAACCAAGAGTACGCATACGCTTAGTGCCAATCCATTCAACATAATCAGACAACAAACGTTCATTCAGACCAATCATTGAGCCATCTTTAAATAAGTAATGAGCCCAGGCCTTTTCTTGTTCAATTGCAGATTTGAACATTTCAACGATCTGAGGTTCGCATTCGATTTTAATCTGAGCAAAGTCAGGATCTTCTTTAGGCAAATTCTTAATGATGTTTTGTGAAGTAGCAAGGTGAACGTTTTCGTCACGAGCAATTAGCTTAATAATTTTAGCATTACCTTCCATCTTTTTCAATTCAGCAAATGCCCAAGAACATGCAAACGAAACATAGAAACGAACACCTTCAAGAATGTTAACGCTATTAAGTGCAAGCCATAGCTTTTTCTTTAGTTCTTTCTTGTCAATGTTAACAAATTCGCGTTTACCTGTTACTTTATTTTCAATAGCATAACGACCTTCACCGACAAGATCGTACCATTTAGCGTATTCAATAAAGTCGTCGTAGTACTTTGAAATATCTTCAGCACAAGAAGTAATCTCAGGAATGTCAAGCATTTCATCGAATACTTTACTTGGGTTACTATACACGTTACGAATAATGTGAGTGTATGAACGGCTGTGAATGGTTTCAAAGAAAGACCAAGTTTCTACATTCGTCTCAAGTTCAGGAATAGAGACATACGGCAAGAATGCCAAGTTGGGCGAACGGCCCTGCACTGAATCCAACAGAATCTGACGTTTCAGGTTAGATGTAAAGATATGCTGTTCAAATTCTGTTAGCTTACTAAAGTCAATCTTATCCTTCGTAACATCAACTTCTTCAGGACGCCAGAAGAAACCTAGCATCTTATCAGTTAGTTTGTCGAGTGAAGGGTATTTGATTTGATCATAGCGAGCGATATCCACGGGCTCATCAAAAAACATATTAGATTCAAGATGAGATTTAGTCTTACGTTGGAATACCGACATTCGATTTTTTCCTCTCTTCATTTCACGGGTAAATTATATATCATATTAAGATCGTTAAGCGCCTCGGTAGAGACGCTCAATTTCTTGTTGTTTGGCGAAAGAGATATTCTTCTTCCATAACCAGTAACCGATGTCGCGTTCGTCGTCCTGAATCATCAGCAGACCCATAGCACGTTTCCAATTACAACCTTCTTCGCGCATCATCAGCTTGAGCTCATCTTTGAACTCAACCAAAGCTTCTGCTTGCTCTTTTTCTTCACGTGCGATGTCTTCTAACATCATAGTCATCATTCGGTCAAGAGCCTCGTTGAATGCCACAGCCGACATCTCAACCCAAGATGTCCATTCACCCATACGCGGACGGTAACCGTAGACATCCTTATGGAAGTCTGAGAAGAAGATATCTTCCATTTCTTTAATACGAGCGTGAGTACCAGCTTTAGTAGTGATTCGCATAGTCATAATTACTCTCCAAAAGTTCCGCCAATGATAACAAGTGTAACAGCTATGATAGCTGCCCAAGCAACAACATTTAGGATTTCGATTCTAGTCATAACGTTTCCTTTCATTAATTTATGGATCTATTATACAAAAAAGAAGGGGCAATGTAAACCCCTTCTTTAAGTTTTTTTAGATTAAATTATTCTAAAAGTAGAACGTTTTATTATTAGATCTTACAGCTTTCGCATTCGCCGTCATCGTAATCAGACTGCTCAAGATCAGGAAGATCTTCGTCAGGTGATTCGCCTGCGCCGTCATGCGTATTGTTATAATAAAGCTGTTTACCACCGTACTTGTAGAAAGTAACGATATCTTTAAGCAATTGCGACATAGGTACCTTTGAATCATCAAAGTGCTCAGGATTGTAACTAGTGTTTACACTGATACCTTGGTCAATGTACTTCTGAAGTACAGCACAAACTTTAAGATAACCATCAGGTGATGTTTGATCCCAAAGCAAATCATATTTATTTTTAAGGTGGTGGTACCCAGGAACAACCTGTGCCATTACACCGTCCTTAGACTGCTTGTATGATACCAACGCGCGAGGTGGTTCAATACCATTCGTACTGTTACTAATCTGAGCTGACGTTTCAGCCGGCATTAATGCCATCAGAGTAGAGTTACGAATACCAGTTTGTTTGATCTTAGCTCGTAAACCTTCCCAATCCATACGTTCTTTATGTGGAACAAGTTCATCTACATCTTTCTTGTATGTATTATTCGGGAATATACCGCGAGCATACTTTGTCTCACGAATTAGTCCAGGTATACCACGTTCAGCAGCCAGATCAACAGATGCTTTAATTAGATAATAAGACCATGCCTCAGCGTATTCGTCGATTGTTTCAAGAGCGCCATCATCATATTTAAGACCGCGTTTCGCCAAGAAGTAAGCTAGGTTAATAATACCTACACCTAATGGACGACGTCCCATTGTTGAAATCTCAGCTGCTTTAACTGGATACGCTTGGTAATCCAATAGCGCATCTAGAGCTCGTACAGCAATGTTACAGTACTTTTCAAATTCTGACGGATGGTTAATGACACCCCAGTTAATTGCCGACAACGTACATAGAGAGATCTCGCCTTCAGAATCATCAACAGAAGATAGAGGTTTTGTGGGTAAGTCAATTTCACAACATAGGTTAGACTGTTTAATTGGAGCAAGACTTTCAATGAATGAGCCATGTGTATTAGCGTGGTCTACGTTCATTAGGTAAATACGACCAGTGTCTTTACGTTCCTGTAAGAATGAACTAAACACTTCCATAGCAGGTAAAGTCTTCTTACGAATATTCTTATCTGCTTCGTACTTTTCGTACAGACGTTTAAATTCATCTTGGTCAGCATAAAACGCATCCATAAGACCAGGAACATCATTAGGACTAAACAGTGTAATGTTACCACCCGTTAGTAGACGTTCGTACATTGTCTTATTGAATTGGAATGCATAGTCCATGTGGCGTACACGGTTTTCTTCAGTGCCTTTGTTATTTTTCAGTACAACAAGGTTTTCAAACTCAAGATGCCAAACTGGAAGGTAAATTGTAGCTGCACCGCCCCTTACACCACCCTGTGAGCAGGATTTGACCGCCGCTTGGAAATATTTGAGGAAAGGTATAAGTCCCGTGTGTACAACTGATCCATCGCCGACTCTAGACCCTTCAGCTCGGATCGAACCTGCTCCAATTCCGATGCCAGCTTTCTTAGAGATATAACGAACCACAGAAGAGGCAGTTGAATTAATAGAATCAAGAGTATCACCGGATTCAATAAGCACGCAAGAACTAAACTGGCGAGTGGGAGTTCGTACACCGGCCATAATAGGTGTTGGTAGACTAATAGCGAAGTTGGATACCGCATCATAAAAGTCCTTTACATAATTTAAACGAGTTTCGGTTGGATAGTTACCAAATAAGGTAGCACCAATCATCATATAAGCAATTTGCGGAGTTTCATAGATTTTTTTAGTAGAACGGTCTTGTACAAGGTATTTACCTCGGAACTGTTCCATCGCTACATATGTGAAGCTGTCGTCACGAGAATGCTTGATATAAGCATCTAATTCATTTAACTCTTCTTCAGTGTATGTAGTAAGAATATCAGCATCGTATACGCCAAAATCAACGTTTGTTTTAATCACATCAATTAAAGGTAATGGCGTGTATTGCTGGTAAACCTCTTTACGAAGTTTGTAGTTTACCAAACGAGCTGCAACATATTGATAGTTCGGAGTATTCTCAGAAATCAGTTCAGCTGCTGACTTAATCAACAATTCGTGGATATCATCAGATGAAATTTTATCGTATAGCTGAATGTTAGCACGCATTTCAATCTCTGAAATAGAGACGCCATTAATACCTTCGGTGGCCCACTCTAGGACTCGATGTACTTTATCTAGGTCGAACGGCTCAAGAGATCCTTTGCGTTTGGTTATCTTGATGGTTTTGATCATATGTTCTTCTCACTTGGTTTAATAATTTATAGAGCTAATTATATATCATTAGCACTTCGATGTAAATAGCCTTGGTGCATAAAAATGTAAAAAAACATATTTACATCTGAAGAAAAGTGTGGTATAATAGATTAACGATCTGGGGGAAGGTAGATATACCTTTATTCAGGCTTTACAGCCTCTTCGTAATAAAGTATAATTTCCTTTTGTTGTTCAATGTAACGACGCAGCTCAGCGAAGTTAAGAGATAGGTTTTCGTAGTCTTTAATTGAAATAGCAATGTAGACACGGTCGCCGTTTTTATCTTCGAACTCAGTAATGAACTCTTCGTAATTATCTTTTGTAACAACGTAGATCTTAACTCGATTGAGTTGAGCTTGTTTGGGTCTAGCTACAATTGGAACTTCAGTCTTTACAGTGTTAGTTACTGTTACTATCTTCGGTTCCGGTATCAGGCTGCTGCACCCCATTAGGGTTAGTGATGTCAGCAAGATCAGTCCATAATTCATCAGTCGCATTTTGCATTCTCTTTTCAATTAATCCTGGCTTCTTAAGAGCAAGCTGAGTTAAGTTATGCTTTTGTAGTGTGTTCCTTAACTCATCGCCGTATTGTTCAGCCTTTTGTAAATCAGCGGAAAGCTGTAGGTTCATCTCATTAAGACGTTTAGTTTCAGATTCCATTAGCCTTAACGAGTCTTCACTCAGTTTCACTGCGGTTTCCATCTTGGCGACATTTGCTCTTGCAGTTTCAAGATCGGACTGCAACTTGGTGACATACCAATAGCCACCAGCTGCTGCAGTAAGAACCGCAGTGATAATCATAATTCTAATATACATCATATAATTATATATCTCTTATTTTTCGTGTTTCTTAATCAATTTCTCAATGAAAGACATACCTTGTGCGCGACGGTACATGCGCTCCATATCGCCTTTCTTACGTTTGTCTCGTTTAGCATATCCCGTTGGATTAAGGTCTACACCACCGCCTGCTACTGAATTAGCCGCGACTTCTTCTTTGATTGGTTTAAGATACTTACCAGCAGCCACTGTGGTTTTTCCATCGTCCCATTCTACTTCAACGCGGCCACCAGCTTTGTCACCACCTTTCACAACAGTACCTTTATTACCGTTGTGAATATTTTGAACTCGCATGTTTTTAATTAGTTTACCTTCTTCAAGCTCAACCTCTTCCATCATACCGTACATTTTATCCAACTCACGTGCATCGGTACCACGGAATAATTTGGCCGCATCAGCAGCGCTACGACCAGTGTCCTTCATCCATTCAAGAGCTTTGCTATAGTTCTTGTTGAACTTTTTACTTAGCATTACCTTAAGCTCTTCCCAAGGAGAACGTTCTTGAAGCTCCGTTGATTCTTTAACAGATTCTTTAGGTACGCAATTAGGAACTTCCTTACCGTCTTTCTTTTTCGTACCTAATTGTACATAGCCTTTCCAGCAAGGATCGTCGTCAGACTTTTCAAGCTCTTCCTGCTTGTATTTCTTTTTACCTTTCTCTTTACGGAGTTCGTATTCTAATTCCTTTTTACGGAATGAAGAAGCACGAGAAGGGCCAATACGGTCACCAAACTTATCGTATTTTGCTTCAGTGAATTGCTTAAATGTTTTCATTAGTTATCTACCTTTGCTCCTGCGCGCCACTGATAGCACGACCAATATTTAGCTTTCCATTTTGGGCCTGGATCTTTATCGCATCCATGGCGAGCACGGAATGATTTGCGACGTTCAGGATCATCTCGTTTGATTTCCATATTAGGATCACCAAATTTAACCATAACGATGTTTCCTTTATCGTTACGAACGTATACACCGAACTTTTTCTTTTCGCCTGAAGGTAGACGGAAAGGATCGTTCAGTTTTACCTTACGTCCTTGATATTCGGCTTGTTCAGAAATAAACTCTTTGAAATTGATCATCGTTTTAAATCCTGTGCGGTAACATACAAATCTTGACCAGATATCATATGTTTAACTTTATAGATGGATTGTCCTAGTACCGTATCGATAGGATCACTTACTGATTCTACGACAATCTTATGATTCTTTTTACCAATGATTTCTCCTGTAATTGGAGAAGCAATATCATACGTAAGTTTGTATTCGCCTTGGCCTAGCTTACCTTCAGTAACGATCCAAACATTCGTGTCTTCTACTAAAGTATCATTAAGGTCCATACCTAATTCAGCAAATACTTGCTCGAACTCATCATCGTTAAAATTGAAGTTTTCTCTTAGTAGGTATAATGCGGTCGCGTACGATGCAAGTTTGCTACGACCACCTGGGAGCATTTCAATAGTACGCTTAATGTTAAAAGCAAGACGGTCGAATAAAGTGTAAGATTCTTTTTCTTCGACTGTCTTAAGATCTCGTGTTTTACGAAGCACTTTGCCTTTATCGTCGATGATGCCGTATTTGAACGCATCCATGTCTTCCCAATCCGTAGTCAATTTACGTAGGAACTTATAGACGAAAAACGCGCCAGCTGCGTTACTTAAACTCATATCTTTCTCAGTGCCTCTACTATCTTAGTATCCAACGGGATTTCTGGTAATGCGTCATCGCCGATGTAATTAAGATATATCAAAAATGTTTTAAGGTACGACCAATGTTTACGACTAACTTTGTAGAATGTTAGCTTATGACCGCCTTCTATACCAAACACATTATAAATTACAATCAGATGATTAAGAATTAACCTTTCTTGTAAATCATCGTTTACTTCGTATCTTTTAAACAATCGTTTAAGATACTTAAATCTGTTCAAGTCGTCGTTGAATTCGTCAACGCTTGTACATTGAGGATTATCGTATACATGCATAGCATACATAGCGAAGTTATCCTCATTAATGATGTCGAATAAATGCATAAAAACCCTATAAAGATCAACTCAATATAGGGTTATTTATATGCTATTACTTTTTCTTTTTACGAGATACTTTCTTAACAATCTTTTCGACAATTGTATCTTCGGCAGGTTCTTCTACTTCAGCAACTTCAACCGCAGGAGCAGGTTTAACACCGTTCCATTCTGCGATCTGTTCTGCTGTTAGGCGAGCAACCTTTAGTCGTTCGCCTTTTGCATTGTAGTAACCGTCTTCTTTTGCGATAGCATCTTTAAGCCAAGTTGGTTTAGCCATTCTTATTCTCCTAGTGCTTTTGCCATTAGCTTTTCAGCTTCCTTGGCACTTACTTTAAATTTCTTAACGATCATTTTAACTGCATCTTCAGGACGTTTAGCATTTGCCATGATATCAGCAACTGCGTCCATTGATACTTTAGCTTCAGAAAGATCAGAAACAAGGTTCTTTAGAGTTTCAGATTTGTAACCAGCGTTTTCAGGCAACTTACCACGTTTAACTCCGTTGCGAACCTTCCATGCGTCTTTCCCATAGTCACGCATTTTTACACCTTTCTTGGCTGCTTTCTTTTCAGCCTTGTCGATGTCAACCATATTGCGAGCGTGAGTCTTAGCGTGTTTAGGATCTTGCTTCTTGTGCTGATCCTGACGTTCTTTGGCTTTACGCGACATGTAGTCAGCGCCAGCTTTAGACTTAGGAATAGTGAAAGTAACTTCATCAATTTGTTCAACTGACTCATTCATTTCAGGATCAAGCTTATCAGCTAGTTTATCAAAACGGTCCATGTAGTTAATCGAAGGATGACGTAAGTCGTAACCTTTTGCAGATAGCTCCATGTAAACGTCAGCATCAATAAAGTTCCAATTAACTTTACCGCCTTTGTAGTTGCCTTTATCAGCTAAAGCTTTCTTCATTGACTTTTCAAATTCTTTATCAGAAAGAACATTACGAAGTTTCTTACCTTCTGAAAGCTCAGAAGATTCAAGAATAAGATCTTTAGGATCGACATTCATCTGACCTGTACCAACCTTAACCATAACTTTAGAACCCATCATACCAACAACTGTTCCTTCGTCATCCTTTGCTAAAGCGTCATATTTTCTAACGTTCTTGATCTTAACAGAGTCACCTTTGTTAAATTTGGCTTCTACAACTACTTCAACGCCTTCTTTAAGATCTACATTGCCTGTGCTAGTATAGAAGAACTTATCTCCAACCATACCATACACGTTACCACGTTTAGTATCAATAGCAACTTCATCGCCAGCTTTAAGATCAACGGTTGCAGTTTTACCTTTACGTGTAAAGTTCTTCAATACCGGAACATAGCCGTTATCTGTATCGAAACTATTGCCACGAACTGGCATAACTTTAGCTGTAACTTTTTGAGCAGAAGCAATCTTAGCAACTTCACCTGAGAAATCTTTGATAGCATCTTTAGCATCAAATTTCATAAATTCTTCTAACTGTTCAACTTCTTCGTTTATTTTCTCAACAGCTTTCTTGTAGTCAAGTTTTGGTTTAGAGTAATAAGCAACTTCTTTACCGTTCTCTTTAACTTTGATACCAACACCGTCGTTGACGATTTCGTAATCACCGTATTTGTATGAAGTGTAACCAGCTTTCTTAGAAACCTTACATTCGATGCCAGCTTTTTTCAGAGCACGTGGCATAATGTTGTCGACGTAATCGCGAGTAGAAGCTTCAGTTAATTCAACTGATTCTTTTTTCATTGACTTTTTAATCGCTTTACGACGATTGGCAAGGTACTCATCAGAGTCATCTACGTCGCCATCGTTATCAACATCGGCATCAGCCTTTCCTACAGGATCAAGAGCTTCCTTTTTACCTTTACGACCACACGCTTCTTCAACGTCGTCTTTCTTTTCGTCTTCAGCCTGATCACCGCCAACAGGCTTTGCCGCTGGATCTTCCGCTTCGGCCTTCATTTTCATTTTCTTGTATGCTTCAGCAATACCGTTTAGTTTATCGTCAATAAACATGTTTTTACCCCTAGTGTAAAATGATTAAAGCTGCAATAATACCGACTACGCCGGCGGCCAAAGCAGCACTGATGTATTTATGAGAATTGGCAAATGTCTTAAGGTTACCTAGTGCTTCCTCAAGATCTTTGATTCGGTTACTATGTTCTGTGGTTTTATCATCAAGATAATCAATACGACGTTCAGCTTCTCGGATAGACTCGATTACTTCACTGATTTTGTCGATTTTCTTTTCAATACGATCAAGAATAAGATCTATATTATCGCTATTAGACATCTTCTGTCACCGTGTCCTTTCCATCGAGAGATTCAACGTCGTCAAGCCACTTACGGATTTTCTTACCTTCTTGTGTCTCAACAATTAAGTAGTTCGCGCCACGTGATACAATAGTGGCAAGTTCACCGCTTTCTGAAATAACAACGTGTTCGTCTTTTTCAAACAAATCGCCAGCAACGTATGCTTCTCGCGTTTCTGATACAGATTCAAACTGTACATGCTCTCGGAACGAACGTGATTCTTTAAGACCCATTGCTTTACGAAGATCGTTAAACAATTGTTGGCCTTCTTTGAATCCACTTGGTAAACCTTTATTAAATGAAAGTAGATCATTGGCAGCTGCAGCAGCTCGCATTTTAGATGCTGACATACCAGATACATCATCAGCGTCAGGATCGCGCTCACCTGCCGATACAATTACAACGCCGTTTTCAAAATTGTAAAAACCGTGACGACCTTCTACACCGTTATATTTGTTACATAGCGCGTCAAACTCATGGACACGGTCTGAGCCAACAACCATTTGAACTTCGGTGTAACCTTTCTTGTATAACTGTACTAGGATATCGAATACCATGCGTACTTTTTTGTCAAGGATAATCTTACGAGCATGGCGCGGAAACATCTTGCGCATGTACTTGACTTTTGTTTGGTAATCGAAAGGATTCTTTTTAGCATCATTAGACTGAGATGCGTAAATGAAGTAGTCACCACCACGAGCTTCGTTTGCTACTTTATCGAGTAGCTTTTCGTGGCCTACTGTTGGAGGATTAAATCGACCAAATGTAAAGGTAGCTTTTTTACCTTTTTCTTCGGTCAAGAATTGGGAAAAAGACTTAATGCTCATTACTTATCACTGCCTCCGCCACGTTTCTTAGCAAGTTCTTGCTTTTTAACTTGTGGCAGTAGTTTACGAGCGATGCGATCGATTGCACCTTTCTTTTTATCAACTTGTTTTTCTAGGTTTTGGCGACCAGAGAATGATAGCTCGCTCTTGTCTTTACCTTTTAGCAGTTTCTTTTCTAATGAATCACGAGCTTGTTTACGAGCACGCTTTTTAAGCTTTTCTGGTGAAGCAATTCGTTTTTCAGCCTTCTTGCGTCCCATAGCAATCTTTGCTTTGTTCTTACGCATAGTTGCTTTAGCTTTCATGCGTTGCTGAAGTGTCATTGCTTCGTCGAGATCTGCGTCTTCGACCAAATCATCACAAATCTCTAAATATTCTTTTAATGATAGCATTTCTTATTTCCCATTCGGATGCTGACCTACAAAATTAGGCTCGAGACGGCGTGTCCCAGCCTTTCACAATTTCAGGACTGAAGTTATTAAAGCTAAACTCCATTCGGTCAACCAGTTTAACGGCGCCGCCTTTCATATGGTCGATAGCCACGAACCCTTCGGCTCCTGTTACCTTGTAACCATTTTTAGTTTTTACAAAAGTATTTATACTATTTAATTTATTAAGTTTACGTATGATTATTAACTTAGCGTCAACAATTGCTTTTTGCAAATCAAACACAAGCTTTAAGTTAGCCTTATTTGATTCATCGAAAAACTTAAGGAATTCGTCACGTTTAGCCGATTGAGCAGACTTGCCTTTCTCAGTTTTACGTTTATCAATTTCCTTTTGATATTTATCATGGATAAACTTCATCAGTCCGTCCACGTGCTTGCGAGTATCCTTAATGGTTTCGCCTTTACGAACAAATGAGTTATTAAAGGTTTCAATAGTTCGAGCAAGATCTTGGTTGGCTTCAATCTGCTTAAGAGTTGTACCACTAATCTTGCGGAAGATACGACCTGCATTTGAAAGAGCAGCAGTAACTTCATCAGTATCTTTCTTTGTAAATGTTACAGTACCGGACAAGTCGTGTAGACCTGCGTCAACAATCCAAGATGATGTTTTCTTGAACTTAGACGCGTCAACACCGTAACTTGCTTTCATTTCTTCAAAAGAAGCTCCGCTGTAAGAGGTGTGGAATACCACGCCAATTGGTGCTTTGGCGATACGTTTACCTTCTTCTGAGTCTTTTGGGACTGCGTACAAAATCGTGTTCGGATGAAATGTAACATATGATTCACCTTCGATTTTTTCTGTTTTAAGGTCATCGTTTGTGAACATAATATCGCCTTGAACGACACCCTTAATGCCAAGTTTTGATAACTCAGCAAGAGCAACCTTCATTTTGTTATTAAGTTCTCCATTTGCAATATCTTCGTCGATATCTGCATTCGTTTTATACACCTTAGGGTTCTTATTAAAGATACCTTTTTTGGCTACAAAGAATTTACCGTCGCTTGGATCAATACCAGCAAATACGGCAGGAGCGCCATCCCACTTCACAGTCACGTCCGTAGCACCTTTCGAGGAACCGGCTAGCATGTCACGAAGCGACCTGAGAGCAAGGATGGCGTCCCTTGCACCTTTTACACCGCCATAGATCACCTGATCTTCAAGGTGAGTCATGTGAGTATTCTTTTCTTCAGTAATAAACGACTTAAAATCAATCATCTTAATGAGCCTTTAAATATGGACCGGACATTTCAGATTCAGAAGCGGCATAGCCTAGAATCGCTGAAACGATATCTCGTTTCTTGTCGTCATTCTGTTTTAGGAAATGATATAGGAATTGAGATCCCATAATCATTGAAGTAAAGAATGTATCGTCTTTCTGAGATAATTGCTGAACAAACTCTTCTTGAGACATGTTCTTGCCTTCGATGTAATTATGGAATGTCAAGAATTTCTTAACGTTTGCTTCAGTTCGCTGAGCAAGTTCTTTTTGTGGAATAAAATCAATGCCAGTGTGGCGTTTCATAATTGACGCAATTGGACCGCCTGAAATTTTACCTTGGTTTGCAAACTGACCTTTGATTTCGCCTTGCCAAGTTGAACCAAACGTGCGGAACTGGATTTCGCCACCATCGTAACGGATGTAAATATCGTTAGAAAGGAAAAAGCCTTTCTTACCTGAAGTCCAACCGGTGTACTCGTATGACTTACGCGATTTATCAATGTTCTTAGGATCAAGACGTGCTGTACGACCAACCTTCTTAAGAGATACGCCAATGATATCGCCTGACATATACGCATCAAGCATCATGCCGTTCAATTCAACAAGAGTGCTTGCCTGGGTTAGGTCGATGTTTTCTCCTTTAGCCGTAACCATGTAAATGTCAGCAGGAGACCACTTATTCAAGTTAGAGAATTCCTTCTCCACTTTGTTTAGTTTCTTCCAATGATTTTCAAGACGGTCTACCCAACGTGATCCGCGGTGGAATTTGTAACGCTTGGTACGGAATTTATTTTCAATGGCATCAGCGATGACGATACTTGAATTACGCCAATCTTCTGGAAGATCGTTAATAATGCGATCAAGTTTATCATCAATATCGAAGTACTTGGTAACTTTACGGAATGTAGAAGCAGTGTAATCGCCTTTACCGTACCACGCTGCAGCGAGGTAAACACATTGAGCACATTCAGCCATTTTGGTAACATCAGCGCCAGCACCAGAGCCGCCTTTACCTTTTGGATGTTTTACTTCAATCTTCCAACCATCTTTGGTCTCAACACGACCAACTGATGAACTGCCACCTTTAGGATTATATTTAGCATCAAGCTTTTTAGCAATATCTTTTAAAGCTGCTTCACGGTCGCCTTTTACTTCAACGGTGATTTGTTTGCCTTTTACTCCGCGGATATCTTTATAACCCGCTTCCTTTAGACGAGTTTGCAAATCGTCCTTGCTCATCGCTTCCTTAAGAAACGTTCTAAATAAAATTCCTACCGGTGCTACCATTGTTCTAATCCGTTTAATTTAAAATTAATTATATTTATAACAAAAAAGCCCCTATGAAAGGGGCGAAGAGGCTTGGAGATTAAGAACGGTTGTAGACATAAACATCGATCTTGGTGGCATTTGCGATACCTCCTACGATGTTTCCTGCCCAATCATATGATAGTTTGGACATCTTACCAGTGTAAGGATTGTACTTATCCATTTTAACAAGAGGTTTACGGCCACGAAGAACAACTCGTTTCTTTACGCTTTTACCTTTATTCATAATTGATACCGCTTTACGAAGTTCTTCAATCTGAAGCATATCAGAAGCAGAGTTGATGTCAGCAGTAAAGATGTAAGAAGTAGATGTACGTTTCATAATATAGTTTCCTTCAATTGATTATGGTTCTATTATACCAAATTTTCGAAAGATGTAAATAGTTTTTACCAAGATCTTTTAGAATTGTTTGATCTAATACGCATATCTGATATAACGATAGGAATTAAAAATACAGCAAAAATAGCTGGGAATACGATCCAAGGAGGAGCAACTCCATCAACAATTCTGAAGTAAACTGCGGTTGCAACAATCATAAGTGATAAGATTAATACTGTAATGTTATTCATTTTTACCTTCCTCACGGAGTTTCATAATTAAGTCAGTGTAGCTTTCTTCGGTTAAGATGTTATGTCGTTCAAGCAAATTTAGAGTATTCGTTGACCCTGTTACAACACCTTGGTTATGTCCGAAGAAAAATCCTTTGCGATACATACTTACCATTGATGCAATCCACACTAGTCCTAGAGTTCCTAGCATCCAATAATTAAGAGTCATTTCTAAATTCCTTATATAACGATTCTTCTAAACCGTAAGCTTCAATCTCCCACGGCTGCTTTTCATACTTATGTTTGGAAATACGGCCTTTCCAAAGCATTTGCCAACTGCCGCGTTTAGTAAGTACATCTTTAAGGTGGCCTCGGACGTACTGTCGAACGTGAACCATTTCATGAAGGACTGTTCCAACCATTTCCTTATCAGTCATCTTAGAATTAAGAGTGATTACGAAATGACGTGGTCCAAGACGTTCGCAGTAGCCGTACTCATCAAGCTCCATTGGGTACGATTCTACCTCAATGAATAAAGTACTCGTCCGTGGCATCAGACGGGAAATAGCCCAACGAACTACCTTTTCAGGGTCCGTTGGGAATTTACGAGTTGAATCGACTGTAACCAAATTCATACCATTTCTCCATTTGATATAGCGATTATACTATAGAAAAACAGAAATGTAAATGGTTTTTACCATTAAATTTTTTAATAATAACAGTCTACAGTATAAATTTTATTTATCAGATACTACCTGACTGGCATATGGGAAAATAGCCAAAATAGCCTCCGCTACAGCCTTAGCGACCTCGCGATGCTCCTTTTGAGTCTCTGGACCAGTTCGAAGCTCGATAAAGTGAATCCAGCTGCGTATAGAGCCTTGCATGTACATTCGCGATGGTGTTAGACCTTCGGGTAGCAGAGCTCGACGCTGTTCCTTGGCGATACCAAGATTTGCCGCATTTGTGTATTCCTTTTTAACGAAACCAGCAACTCGCTGTTGGATTCTAAACCATTCTTCGTTAATTTTTTCGTCTTCTGTTGCATTTGAATTTTGACGGTTTTTATCGTCTTGAAGTCGAGCTTCACGGAACTCAAATTCAAATCCATCTTCCAATGGATCAGCATAACGCTGACTATATTCTTGGAAAGCAAACGATCGATGTCGAAGGATCTGACGAGCAATATCACGCGTCGTTTCAATCTCAATCGTAGCAGTAGCCATTTCAAATGGTGACCAATGCTTATGTTTAATCAAGTAATTAAGAAGACGTTCTGTCGTCTCCATATTCATTTGGTTAGAAGGATTTGAAACACGGGCACAGTACGAAATAAGGTCTTGTACGTTCTCCATGTTCAGTTCTTCTTTAGCGCCTTCAGCGGGCTGAGTGTAACCAATTAGTCGTGCTTTCATTTTGCCTCACATTTTAAAATTTGAAAAATCTTTCCTATCACGTTCACCGAAACTATTTATCGGTCCATTATCGGCTGGTGCCGCTGCAGCATTACCACCGCTAATTAAAGTTTGAGCTGATGCTTCAACATCATACAGTTTCATCTTAGCACGATCAACTCCGATGACGAACCTTTTGTTATGACCTGGGTCGTTATAACGATTTTTTAACTGCTTGACCATAATTTGACCAAGGTTTTCTAGTTCTTCATTTGAAATAAGTGCGAACATAAAGTCAGCTGTCGCTGGTAGACCGAAGGATTCAGAAGTATCCTCGAGGCCAACATCTGTATTTCCATAACCTGAACGAGTGGTCTGAGTTGCGCTGACAATAGGTACATCATATTCGACTGCAAGTCCACGAATTTCCTCCGCAATAGATTTAATCAATGAATATGTATTCACCGAACCACCAAGACCTTTCATACGAGATGACGAACAAATGTTTAGGTAATCGATGAAGATAATATCTGGTTCAAACTTTTTCTTAAGTTTGATTTCATTAAGCAATGCTCTGAAATGACCAACATGGGCTGCACCTGTAGGATATTCCTTAATGATTAATTTACCATTTGTTTTGGCTGCAACTTTAGCAACCTTAGATTCAAACATATCTTTTGATAACGTCTGAAGTTGGTCAATTGGAGTATTGAACAAGTTAGCATCGATACGTTCTGCGATACGTTCTTCAGCCATTTCCATTGTAATGTAAAGAACATTCTTACCTTGCGATAAAGCAGAACCTGCCATATGACACATGAATAACGATTTACCTACACCTGTACCTGCCAATGCAATGTTAAGTGTTTTATTTGGTAAGCCACCTTTTGTGATATCGTTAAACAGTTCAAGATCGAATGGCATACGAGATTCATCACGGTGGTAGAACTCATAACGGCCATCAGCATTTTCAATATAATCGTGGCCAACGTTAGTATCAAAGGTTACTGATAATGCTTTTGTAAGTAAGTCAGGTAACGCGTTCTTCGACAAAGATTCATGGTTTCCATCAATGATGTTAATAGATTCCATGATTGCTAAGTAGATTGCACGATCCTGACACCACTTTTCGGTGTGTTCCATTAACCATTCAAGGTTTGTGTCATCAGGTTTAGAGATTTCGCCAATCACGACGGCAGCATCGGAAAACTGCTCGTCTGTAATATTGGTGTCTTGCATTTCAATTGATAGCGCCTCAGCGTTGGGAAGCTTGTTATACTTCCCAACGAACGCAACGATCTGATCAAATACAGCACGGTGAATACCTTCAAAGTAATCCTTTTTAAGGAAAGGAATTACCTTGCGAGTAAACTGCTCATTATTTAGCAGGTTCCTCAGTATCGTTGTCTGTAGTGTCGGAGTCGTCATCATTACCACCTATTCTATAATTTCCTGAATTAAGATTATCTTCAATAATAAACTGAAGTATCCGTCCAATGTATTCTTGGAATTCATCATCTTCAATTAAAGCATCATCGCCTTCAACGAGCTGCCACGTAAACATAAGGCGAGCAGTTTCTTCGTAATCTTCTTCATCAACCTTAATACGAACATTTCCATACTGATACTTAACGTCCTTATACGGATCTTCAAGAATCTGAACCGTATAGAACGTATCATCAGCACGTTCAACTAGCTTGAACGTATCATCGGTAATATTATACTCCATTTTATGACTCCTGTAAATCAATTTCTTCTAAGAAATCTTCAGATAGCTGTGACTTATAACCGATGGTGTATTGTTGCTTAATTGCTTCTTTGAACTTTTCGTTCTGAATCAATTTAGAATAGAATTCATTGTCAATTTGATTCGCACGGAGTTTCTTCTCTTGGATTTCACCGGTTGCAAAATCCATTACTTGGTACCATGAACCACTCTTAACTATAAACCCAAGAGCGAGCGCCAAGTCCAATAGTCCAGAATACTGCTCAATACCAGCGTCCCAGCTAACAGAAATAGGAATTTTCGATTTTTCTTTAACATATCGAGATTTTTCTACATTGATTACAAAGTCATAACCTGTAACCTCTGTGCCTGTTTTATTCTGACGACGACCAAGGATCCAAATATTATCAGCTGAGTAGTAAATACCTGTACCGCCTGAAACGACAGCTTTAGGAAACAGACCCATTTCTTGATACGTGTGGTTAATCGCCAATAGTGGAATGTCTTTCATTGCAAGATATGGAGTCGTCATACGGAACAGGCCTTTAAGGGCCTTAGCACGCGACATATCAGCAACGGACTTTTCGTTAATAGCATCTTCAAGTTCTTTCTTAGATGCAAGGTTACCAATTGAGTCGATAACAACGATGACTTTTTCGCCACGCTCGATTGCTTCAAGCTGGTTAATCAAATCAAACTTAAGTTTCTCAACATCAGTGATAGGTGTATGAAGTACTCGTTCGGTCGGAATTCCAAACGTTTCAAAGTATGCTTGCGGTGAACCAAACTCTGAATCATAAAACAGCATAACTGCTTCAGGATACTTACGAAGATATGCGCCTGCCATGAGTAGAGCAAACGATGTCTTAAAGTGTTTAGATGGACCAGCAAGTACAGTCAGACCTGGAGAAAGACCGCCGTCTACGCTGCCTGACAAAGCAACGTTAATCATAGGAACATCGGTAGTTACCATGTCCTTATCAGAAAAGAATTTAGACTCAGATAGAATCGCCGTTTGATCGATACGGCTGTTCTTTTTGAGTTTATCCATTAGTCCCATTATTAATCCTCTTTAAATTTTACAATCCACTGGTCTTTATCTGCCCAAGATCCACGGCTGGCAAAAAACGATCCAACCACACCTGGGAAAGTAGCATTCAGACGATCACGTGGCATGGTCATCTGATATTCAAATAGCTCCTTAGAAGATACAGGCTCGGCGTCGCCTAGTTCAAATGTTTCGCCGGTTTTTGCGTTTTCCATCACGATGTTTTTTGCTGCAATGGCGTATTGACCACGATCAAGCGTTTTATAAACTGCAGTAGCTTTAAAACCTTTTTCGTGAGTAAGAGTCGAGCCTACATCGGCTGCAGAGATCGCACGTTTCATAATATAAGTCCTCAATTAAAGAAGCACAGCTTCAACAGATTGGCCTGAGCTATTTTCAAGAGCTACAGCAAAACGAAATGCAGTTGACGAGTTATTCACTCGAGCAATACCATGATGATTTGATGGTTCCAACGCGTCGCCTTTTGAACAAGCAGTTGCGATAAGAACAGTTGCACGACCTTTAATCGTAACATATACTCCAGTATTAAGACGATCATTCATACCTAATGCAGGCTTATCGGCAATTACACCAACCACTGAATGCGGTTCACGGTCGCTTACCGCCATTAATTCTGCGCTACCGCCACAGCCGACAACAGTACCAACAGGGTATTCTTTGTCTGTTGAATAACGCTCAGCTAAACTGGCATTCATTGGATTATTCATAATATAAGTCCTCTTTGTTTATTTGATAGATCTATTATATCAAAGATAATGACCGATGTAAACAACTTTTTTCACATCGGTCATAATGTTTCTTATTGTGTATAATGTATACTATACTGAACATTATTACATATTTTCGTCATAATGTTCACTATTCTTAACATTATAAGAAGGCTTCGAGAGTATTCGTAGCAAGATTGCCAACATCAATCGATTGGCGGTGATTGTTCTGTTTAACGAAGTCAGTTTCAGTCATTGGTAGTTCACCGCGGACAAACTTAATTGCTTCTTCAACCATAGATGCAGCAGTGCATACAGGAACGTTCTGAGCAATCATATTCATTTTAGCCAAACCCCCTTGAAGCTCAAAATCATGCGGGAATGCCATCATATGTAATGCTTCACGGATATTCAAAGAACGATCTTCTTCAGGGTGTACTGTGTCAGCGAGGTTACGACCAATAACAGCATTCATAGCATCGTCAAAAATATGCGTTGAGCTATCCCAAATTCCCATACCTTTACTGAACTTCATAATAGCATGGTCAGCAAGCTGTACACCTTTCGTATCACCGGTTTCAGCAAACCAATCTCGAGCTTCATTAAGCAAACCGGCGCGCTGAATAAACGAAAATGCAGTATTACGACCTGCACCAATTACAACTTCACGAGCATCTTTACCAAACTTGTGTTCAATAAACTTGAAGTATGATTCACGAGTACCTACACGATCGTTGATAACAAGGTCTTGTTGAATTGCATTTTTAGGAATTTCACGAAGGTATTCTTTAAAGTTTTTGCGAGGTTCTTTATACCAATGCATAATTGGTGCTTTGCCGCCTTTCCAAAAAATATAGAAAGTACGATCACGATTTTGAGGTACACCATGAAGAGAAGTAGTTGTCTTGTACAGTGTCATGGCATAGCCGTTTTCACGAGCAATTTCAAGAAGCTTATCAGCAACAGGTTTACCTTTGTTCGTATAAAGCGCAGGGGCATTCTCTCCAATGATTACGTCAGCTTTAAACTTTTGCATACCATCGGTAGCCGATTGATACATCCATTTGTTTACTTCGGCATCAGCGCCTTTTGCTTCTTTACTCTTACCAGTATTAAGCTGAGATAGGCCTGCACAAGGCGGGGTTGCAACGAGAATGTTAACCTTTGGTAGACTTGGAGTTTCATCTATAGTAACATACTGTAGACCACTTCGTCCAAGGGTTTCCTTTTGATAGTTAACGTATTGCCCATCGTTTCCGGCAAAACCGTCGTAAGAATAAATGTTAGTAGGTGGTACGCCTGTGGCCTTTTCAGCGCCTAGAGGTAAACCGCCAATAAGTGGAATTAGCGGTGCCCATGTAATATCGTTCATAATTAATTATCCAAAAAAGTCAGTCAAGTCAAAAGTTTCAATTACTTTCTTTTCAAAGTTAGCAAGGACAGGTGGTTCATAACCTTCAATCAATTCCTGCATAACGACTTGGTTAAGTTGAGTTCCATCGTAGTATTCTGGCTTGCAGAACATATCCTGTAATTCCTGAATAGCTGAATTATATATCTTATCATCTGACAGTGCAGCTACTGCTTTAGCAAGATCAGCTGGAGTTTCAGGTCGTAACCATTTAGGTACTTTTAGATTATCCTGCTCATCATATGTCGGATGGAAGAAAGGAATAACTCCAGCATGGATCATTTCCACGTATTTTGAAGTAGTCCAGCCTTTAGCAATTGGGATGATAAATGTTGCCCTAACCGACTTAAGCTTTTCTTGCAAATCTTCAAGGGCCATAGAACCTTTAAAGCGATCATCTTCCAACGTGGCTTCGTGATCCCATTTTCCGTAGATTTCGACGTCGTCGTTTCCATCAAGTACCCACTCCTTTAGCATTTTGTATCGTGACGGTGTACCTTCATTTAACACAACCATAAAGTCGGTTAAACGAGTAAAAGCCGGACCTGGGTAAGGAGCTTCAGGTTTACCTCGACCGTACAAAAAGATTTTTTCCATTTCAGCATACTTCGCAGGCACTTCAGTTTCAACACGAGTTTGATCTGCATAGCTACGAGATGCCGTACGTTTGTAGTTATATGTATATTGCGAAAGGCTAATCTTAGGATCAACAAAACAGTCTTTGCTTTGCGCAAGAGTGTAGCGTGGATCATTGCAGATTTCAATGACATTCATTTCTGGATTTTCATTTAGCCATTTCGTAATAGGCGTAGTGTAGTTACGAGTCATGTCAATAATCGCAACAGTCTTACTAGGATCTCGTTGACCCCAAATGCGATCAGGTATTGATACATTACCAACCTGACCCATCATCATAATAAAGTGGTCAGGCTGAAATCCAAGATCATCAAAGTACTTAATTACTCGGTCTTGGTCAGCTGGACCTTTATGTCCTTCAAATGCATCTTTTACATTATCGTAAGGAAACAGATCAATTCGCTGTTCTTCGGTAAGACGGTTGAAGTCAGATCTACCAATGATATGAAAAGTAATATCTGGATTATTATTGGCAAGAATTCGTAACATCGAAGGTGCTTCATTGTCCCCTCCGACTGGACTAAACGCTGTTACGAATTTAATTGACTTGCCAAGTTTTGCAAATGCTATATTCATTTATCTGCCCATTCTATAAATTGTGAAAGGTTCATCGCCTTATCGTCAACATAATAAGTAGATGAGTACGGTTTACCGAAGATAAGATTATCATACGGTACGTTGTAAGTATTTAGCCAGTCTTCTGTAACAACAAGTACGTCATCTAAGATTTTATTAAGGTCTCCATTATGAGTCAGCATACGACGAGCTGAACTGATCGTGATATGGAAACCTTCATTCTTAAGTTTATGCATTCTTTCAATAATTGCAGTATTAGGTCTTGCCAACCCATACTTACGATACGTGGATTTTTCAGAATGATTTGGAAAACAAATTGTATCGTCAAGATCAAACACTATACTCTTCACTAAGGTACTCCTCTACATAATATTTAAAGCGTGACTGACGTTCAGGGTCGTCGTAATGAAGTGGTATGCAAGTAGCAATCAATAAACAACCTGCATCAATGATTTCTTTAACTGGTAAGTTGTACTCTTTAAGCTTACGCACAAAGATGTCTTTAACATACTCGTTATGTTTAACGTTTGCAACCATTGCGCCGTAGCCATGATACAAGTCATGTGCTAGTTTTGCAAAATCATAAATATGATCGCCTTCAGTACCAACATATGATCCGTACGCTCCTCGTGGGTCAATCAGTTTAATTTGATTCGTTTGTTGGTTATAAAGAATGTTACCGAAATGAAGATCGCCGTGCATACCTGTAATAGGACGAGTAATGCGATAAGCTGCTTCACTAATTTTCAACAGCTTTTGGCGATCATTCTCAGTAAACTTAACGTTACGTAAACGCTTAGTCGTTTTCGTTACCCACATGTCTTCAGCTAATTGGTCAAACTCTCGGATGAATACTTCGTCATCACAAAGTTCATTGAAGTAATTGAGTTTGATTTTAAATACTTTATCTATGATGTATTCCCATGCCGACTCGCTAAGGTTTTCATATAACATTAAGTCAGAAAGAAGCGTACCACTCTCGTACGACATTACAAGATCATGTTTGGTTTCAAGTACGCGAGGAACGAACATTGATTGTTCAGGAGTAAGCATACGGTACCACTTTTTCTCGGTACGAATAGTTTCAACTGAAGTGGCATTATGATAGTCAGGTGACTTACGAACAGTGCCAAGATCAGGATCATACATCATATCATTGAACGCACGACTCTTCAAATTCAGTAATTTTGCGCATGTTTCATAATATGTAGGTAAATCGCCGATATCATACCACTTATTGGTCAGAACACGCTCGTATTTGCCGTAAACTTCAAGGGCATGTGAAATATCGTATTGTTCCACAGTATTAAAGGCGTTTTGGGCAGAAATCCCATTTTTAAATGAATATAGGCCGACTAAAGCAACCGCATCAGATATCTTATTGGTTGGCTTATTATAATACGCTTCGCCATCCCACATACACCAAGCTGATTGATTATCTACCTCTTTACATAAAAGGAAGTCAGAACCAAATGGCATATCTTCTTCAAGAATGATTGCGTCGCCTAACCAAACAACGACAGGTTTAGATGGATCCTCAAGAGCATTCATACCGCGAGCAATCGCATCGCGTGGGCCATCATAATTAGGTTGGTTCGCGAACTTGACATCAGGGTGACGTCTGCTGCAGTATTCACGGATATCGTTAAACTTACCATCAACGATTACAATCTCGGCGATATCAGCAGTCTTACGAGCTTGTTCAATAATATAGTCAAGACACGGCTTACCGTTAACGCGAACCATAACTTTGGAAGTGTTACTAGAAAGCGGACGCAGCCTAGTGGCAGCACCCGCAGCTGGTATGATTAAATTTACAGACATAAGGCATTACTCCAATTCATTTATCCATTATACACTATGTATGCCTAAATGTAAATAGCTAAAAGTGATTTAATTCAACAACTTCAAAATCAATGCCAACTTCATTGAACATTGCTTTGGTATCCTCAAACGATACTTTCCACTTAACTCCCATTTTATCAAACGATAAAGGAAGCCCAATTACAACTCGCTTAGTTCCTACTTGGATAAGTCCCTTTGCGCATTCAGAGCAAACAGGTAATCCATAAACGTAAACAGTCGAGCCGTCAAGACTTACGCCGTTATATGTAGCATTATAGATGACATTCTTTTCAGCGTGTACGACATATGTGTATTTCTCTTCACGATTATTTAGCCTTTCAGAAGAATCATCAATACCACGAGGAAATCCGTTATAGCCTTGCGAAAGAATTCGTTTATTATCGTCTACAGCAATGGCGCCGATTTTAGCTGATGGGTCTTTTGACCACATCGCCACTTCTTTAGCCATTGCCATAAAGCGTTCATCCCATTTATTCATTAGTCCCACAACGCCTCATAATATTTACCAAACAATCGGAAACCGTTACTGATGCGTTCTTGATATGCTTTACGACCTTCCATGTCAATTTCGAATGTATGGTTAGGTCCGTGTTTCATTTCAAAGTATTGAGCGTCTTCTTTAGCCACTTCATAACCGTCTTCATCGACAGGTGAAAAATAAACGTCATGTTCACCGCTACAGAATTGATCTTCCCAATCATCATTAAGTTTCGATTCAAAGGCAAAGATCATTTCGCCCATTACCCATTCCCAACGCTTAAAGAATTTGTCATCAGTGGTACCATCTTTCTGGTATGCAGTCTCTTCAACCGATGTTGCCCATAGTTCTTCAGGCACATCTTCAGAGTCAACCTGTGGTGCTCCATGTTTAGTCTCTTTAAGTTGCTTCAACATTGGCACCATAATATGTGCTAACGTATGGTCCATGCTCCAAGTATCCCACGGATCAAGTTTTACTTTAATCTTCTGCTCACGTTTATCCAAGAAGTAATTAATTGGACTATAAAGATTTTGTAAGATATCATCAAACTTATCAAGGAAGCGTTCAAACTTCGTCTGCTTGCTTTCGCTAGGCCAATGACTAAAGCCATACTTCTTAGTCATATAGTCAGCGTATATTGTTGCTCGTAAACGACTTGGATATGGGCCAATACGTACTTTCATATTACTCTCCTAGAAGATGGAAGTGGCGACTATACACATGTAAATTCTGAACTTGCCAATGGATATCACCTGATGATAACAAAGGACCAAAAGTATCTTCTGCAAAGCTAGCATTGTAATTACTCACCATTAAGTCAAGTAAGTAGCGTTGCCAAGCGTAATCATTTTTGTAACCAAAGATTACATCGTTTGATCGCATCTGAACTACACAGTGCATTTTACCGTTGCGGATGTAGTATGTAACAGAGTTAGTACAAATGAAGTCAGATTTACCGTTTTCATTATACTCAGTCCAAATTGATGGGCGAGTGTAAATCATCGAGGCGCGACGAGAATCAGGATTATTGATTAACTCATACAATGCTTTTTCAAACTGATTAAAGTACTTATTTGAAAACACAAGAGTACCGTAGTTTGAATTAATGTTGCCATGATGATCGCCTGTCATTTTCCATGCAGCAGGAGGTTCTTTTTGTCCATGATAAATGTCGTTGATGTTAGTCGACATTGAGAGATACCAATCAATTTCAGAAGCAACGTACTCTTCATTCACTGTACCAAAGATGGATGGTTCGTCAGCTAGGAAAGATGCACCAAGCATTTCGATAGTCTTACCACCGTTACGATCTTGTGTAAAACGCTCAGCCGCAAGTTCAGCTTTAAAATATTCGCGGATGTCTTGTACATTCATAATATTACTCTTCCTCTTCAATTACAAGATTGCCTGGGATATGATATCCGCATGCTCGTAAGAATTCAGCATATGCTTCTAACATATGATCAAGATTTGCTTCATCAGCCAATTCCATTTTTACAGAATTCACTGCAGTATACGGAGAATGCATTTCTGGTCTTTTGTAAATTAGTTTAAATGGCATTACATATCTCCGTAAAAACGATCGTCTTGTTCAGGGCCTTCGAGAGTCTGGATTTTAAGGATCATAAGCTGAGTGATGGCATGATCAAGATGAGGTAAGCCAGATTCTGGATCATTGTCTTCACCAGCCCAGAATGCATTAAGATGACGCTGTGCCGATGAGTAAGTACGGCCAAATGAAGTATTGCCAACATCGTGGCGCCAATTGTTTTCACCGTACTTTTCAGCGCCAAATCCTAGAACGCGGGCTACTGCCATGATACATTCTGCAGGGATTAGGTGAATAGGCGCTTTGCCGTTATCATATTTCATACTTTTACCTTTTCAAATTTACGACGTGATTTATAAAATGCGAGTGGCTTTTTAAACTCAACAAGTTCGTTTGTACCTTCTTTTATATAGCCTGTAAGCTTGCCAGCTTGGTTAAGAAAGTAAATGTGCTCAGGGTAACGAAAACCATCAGCAGTACCAGTAATTTCTTTTAGACCTTCCATAAACAAAAACTCCTCGATTTGATATAGCTATTATACCAAAACCGAGGACTACTGTAAATAGCTTTTTTAGAATAATTTGTTATAACCATATTACTGATTTTTATATGCGTATTCTATCGCGCGGTCGGCTTCCAACTCAAGTGGTCGGTTTTCGTACCAATTACCAGTTTCCATATCTATTTCACGGGCAAGTTGAGCGATTTCTCGAGATGTAATTGGATAACCTGCATCGATAGCTTTATAAGCAATTGATACCATCATCTTGTACATTCCGTGATACCAACCAGTGTCAGTGATATTACGATATGAATCAACGGCTACCTTAGATACAAACGGGCAATCATGATATGACTTCCAAGAAAACTTTGTATTTTCCATTGAGTCTTTACGATGCTGCACAATCATTTGTTGCATAGAGTCAGGTAGTCGTTCAAAGAATGATTTGCCGCTTTTCTTTATCTCTATCGGATGCTTAGCAATAAGAGCATCAGGGTCAATATAAGACCCAGAATTGACGAAGATAAAATTGTTAGCACCATCATAATTCGCAGGCGTGTAGTACATTCGGCTAAGGTCTTTAGTTTGTCGATCTCCAACTGAGTCAAGCTCAGTGTTGAGAGCGTACCAAAACTGTTTGATTCGATCCGCCTTAACAGCTCCTTTAAGTGGAAAGACGAGTCTAAACTTCGGATGATCGACAGTACTGCTAGCAGTGCTATAACAAACGTAATACCAATCACCATACCTAGTACGTAATTCATTTTCTAGATCTCCTTCAAATACGTGTTCGTCTACGTCGACTGCAGCCCAACGACCCCACTCGGTAACATTTCTGTTAGCACGAGTGGTACCGTCTTCGTAAACTGCTGGAGAGATGAGTTCAGCATCTTTCTTGTCTTTAATATCACGCTTAGACAATTTGAACAACAAGGCTTCAAATTCTTCCCAAGATTGGAAGGACATGTTCTTGTTAGTCTTGTTATCATAGATGCTTTTAAAGACAGTCAAAGAGTACATTACAGGTCTCCGTGATTTCCTTCATGCGATGGCGCCTGCCATCCTTCAGGTTTAACAAGATCAGGCAGACCAAATGGATTTGGGCGACCTTCTTTAACACCAACGTTTTTAGATAGGTTAGCATGTAGGACTTCATCCCATGCTTGATTTGCATCAACGCCAAATACGTTGAGCGTGCCAATTGCAAATACGCAAAGGTCAATCAAACCATCAACGATTTCTTCAGGGTCTCCTGCGTCAACCGCATCGTAAGTTTCGTATAGTTCTTCTTTACACATATCGATACGGAAACGAAGATACTTGGCCATCATTTCATGGTCATCTTTGTTTGCCTCAAACCAATCATGTACGCCAAACTTGACGTGCATATTGTCGATATCTTTTACCCAGTTATTAGACATAATGTTCTCCTTTCATAATTTAGAATACTATTATAACACACTTTTACTAGAAATGTAAACATGTTTTTAAAGTTTTTCACCGGCTTCAAATCCACGGAAACATTTAAAACGAGGGAAACGTAAGCTATAAGTACCATCTTGGTTTTGTGTAATGGCATCAGCTTTAATTTCCACGAGCTGACCGATTACTTCAGACTTGGAATTCCAAATGTTATCGCGGTCAGCATCAGTAAGGCCAGAGCCAACATTAACAGCGATTTCTCGACCAGTATCGGATCCTCGGCATACAAGCGCTCCAGTCGAACCCACATATTTACCAGTGCCTTCTTCAACATCGACGACCTCCAAAGTTACTTCGATGACGGGTTTAATTTTTAACCATGATTTTGTTCGTTTGGTTTCATAAGGCGCTTCAGGGTCTTTAAGCATAATCCCTTCATATCCACCTTCAATAGCTTTTGCATTAATTTCACGGAAGATACGTTGACCAATTTGAGTGTCGAGATCAACAGGAGTTTGCTGAACTACCTTAACACAATCTTCATCTTTGACTGTATTTTTAAGAATCTCAGAACGCACTCGTTGAGGAGCAGTATCGGTACCTTGACGGAATGAACGATACGAAACAATGTCGAACAAATACAAACAAGCATCATCGGTCTGAACATCGTCTTTACGGTGTACCTGCTTCATCAGATCCTGAAACGAAGAAGACATAACCTCGCCATCAAGAACGAACGGAGTATCAATAGCATATTTGGATAAGGCTTCTTCAATTTTAGGAAAGTTCGTTAGTCGTTTACCATTACGGCTATGCATATCAACACGGCCATCTGGATGAACAATTGAGATTACACGTACACCATCAAGTTTAACCTCAACGTACTTCTCTCCACCGATTTTCTTTTCCTTTGCGCCATCCTTAGCAAGCTGACATGAAAAAACAGGTACAGCTTTATCGCCTGCTACTTTATTCCAAGTAGTCACGTTAACACCACAACGCATGTCTTTAAGTAATGCACGACGATAAAAGTTATTCCAATCATCGGCATTTACAAGTTCAGCCACACGAGAGATTTCTTCGGCCGCAGCATTGCCTGTAAGAGTACGAGATGAAAGGTCGTTCATTAAAGACGTAACATATTGAAGAGCATATTCTTCGTTAAGTCCTGCTGAATTGGTTGACTCAGGTACTTGTTTAACTCCGAATGTTTCATACGTGTCAAGTGCACGACGAAACATTTCGACAAAACCAATAGGAGGATTGTTAATAGCCTGAGTAAGGATTGCTTCTTTGTCAAGCCTGGAGTTGGTTGACTCCAGACGTTTCATAATATTTGCCAATGACATTATATAATTCCTTAGAAGTGTGGATCGTAGTAGTATTCACGAGTACCGACAGACAGACCGCCATCACTGATCTTGATCCAACGACCTGTGTCAGGGTTAACGAATACTTTCTGAAAACCTGAAGAGCCGTCAGTTTTGAATCGGAAAGTATCGAAGTATTCGCTTGTGCCATCGACGATGTCAAAGTTACCTGAACGATCTTCGTGGTATTTCACTTCGTCACGGCGAACATCAAGGTAAGTGTAAGCACCTTTCTTGAATACGTTAACGATAGTGCCAGGATGACGGTCTGTCCAAGAAAGGAAGGTAGCATGTGTACCTACTTTAATTTCTGAAGTAACCGTGTTAGACATAAGGTGGTTAACCAATGAGCCAGTCTGAGTACCAAGTTTCATAACGATGTTTCCTATTCATTAATTTATGGATCTATTATACAAACTATTAATGAATGTGTAAACAACTTTTTTCACAATTTTTAGATCAATTGTGAATAAAAAGTGAGACTGTTAGAACGAAATGATATTAGGCTTTTTTCCAAGTATACTCGACAAGACTGTTGTCTACAAAGATAGTCTCATCTTCAGTATTCTTAATTACCTTACGTACATCAAGTCGTTGGTGCTCATCTAGACGAAGGAAGTGTCCTTCAATGGGTGGTGAATCGTAATGATATTGATAAACATCATTTTCTTTCTTAATCGCTGTTGATTCGTGTGTCTCTATGTGTCGGTAATCGCTTTCGATTATGTACATCTCAGTTCCTGCGTTAATAGTTAGTGTACATCGGTATTTATCAATGGTACACTCTTGACGCTATGACTTCTTGTATAGCATCATGGATTGCGTGCAGTTCCTGAATACTAATTTCCTCAAGAGGGATCTTTCCTTCAAGGATCATTTGTACTCGTCCGGTATCAAGTCCGACCATTTCATCAACTTCTGTTTCTTCGCATCCGCGCATTCTGTTAGTTCCTCTTCTGTAATATAACCATGCTCAATGAATAAGGCGAGCATACACGCGACGTCGCCTAATTCTTGTTTAAGATTTTCTTCGCTATCAGGAGAAAGGCCAAACCGTTTGATCTTAGACATAATCATAATAAGTTCAGCGCATTCTTCTCCAGTGACAGTGAATAGTTCGTCTTCTAAGTTCACCCAAAGAAATCCTCGAGGCTAACAACCTCTTCTGATGTCCAACCGATTGCATCAAGAATTGGTGTAACCGCATCTAGGAATGTTTTGTTGAACATTGTTTCGTAATCGATGTACTTATGTAATTGCATTTCAACTGGAAGATAATCAGGAAACGAAATAACATTTTCACGAATAGGATTAGGTTTACGCAAGTAACAGAACTTGACTTTATCGCCATTCTGAATCTTTTCGTATGCTTTAAGACCTTTATCCTCAAGCGTGTTATTGTACATCAGTGCGCCACGAACATGAATAGGAGTACCTTTCTTGTACACCGTTTTATTGTCGCGCCACTTGATTACATCGGATACCCCACGAGGAAATGATACGTCCTCAGGCGGCAACGTAGTAAAGTGATCTTTAAATTGCTGGATTGCTTTTTGAGTGTTAGACTCTGAACCTGTCATAATTACTTTGAACATATTCTTCATAGCAGAACGACATACTTCAGGAGTACTTGACTTAATAGCCTCGATACCCATGATCTTAAGTTTAGGTTCTTTGTACTCAACGCCTTCAGAGTTATGTACATTAAGAATATAACGTTTCTTAGCAGTCCATACACCTTTATCTGCAATGACCTCACGTTCCATAACCATCTTCTGAGCATACGAATTCATATGTACAGCAAGTTCGTCGTAAGACTTTGCGATCATTGGTTCAAATTGGTCAGAGACCATCTTATCAACCAAATCAACTACTTCTTTGATTGGTTTTTTGTCGAAGCCAAGCTTTTTAACCAAAGGACCAAAGTTAACGTAGTTAGAGTCAGTATCAATAGCGATGACATAATCAAATTTGTTTGTACCACATATCTTGTTCATAAAACCGTTAAACGAGTGTTCAGCCCAACGAATAGCAAGCTGACCTGTAAGCGTAATACCTTCGGCGACACGAAGATCGTAATAACGGAACCAACGGTTACCCATCGCACCATATAATGAGTTCATCAAGATCTTGGCAGCCATTTGTTGGTTATCCAAAGTTGCTACTTGTTTTTCCAACTTATAAACTTCAATCTTGTTTGACTTATCAACGTTCACCAATTCTTGTTGAGCAGCTAGCATCTTTTTCTTAGTTGCTTTACGCTCAGCATAAATGGTTTCGATGATTCCTGGAATAACTCCTTGCTTGTCTTTGCGATACAGTGTACCGTTAGCTGCCATAGCATATTCGTCAGGTCTAGGATTACTAGGATTAGTGCGAGTAAGACAGTTATCAACATTAACGCCTGGGACTACGTCATTTACGATAGTTTCAGGAGACATGTTACATTGCATAATGATGTGTGGGTATAGTGAGTTCAAGTCGAACGAAACTACCCAGTCATGCATACCAACTTGTGGAGCTTTAACGTAACCACCTGCAAAGTCAGACTTCATCTTGTCTTCGTTAGGAGGTACGACTACACCTTTATCATGTAGGTCACGGTATAGAATAGAATCCCAAATCGCGGTTGTACCTAATGTGTCACCATAATTGACACCACCGCGGTACGCAAGTGTCATAGCTAAGTTAATCAGACCAAGCTTGTCATCAAGTCGGTAAACAATGCCAACGTCTTTGATGTTATAGTCACCAAACTTTTGAGGATCCTTTTCATATAGATCCTGGAGGTCTTTGTACTCTTCGTAAGACAATTTCTTTTCACCAAGTTCGACGTGTGCGATGTGGTCAAGCTTGTACGATTCCTGAGCCGTGTAAGTAAACTTTTTGTAAAGTTCAATGTAGTCAAGTTCAGTTACACCAAGGATTTCGTAAAACATTTGTTCACGACCATTTACCTTAATGTTGCGTTGATTGACCTTACCCCAAGGAGATAACTTCTGAGCAAAGTCTTCACCTAGCAAACGGAGGATACGATTAATGACATACGGCGTATCGAAGAAACGACAGTTCCAGCCTGAAATGATATCAGGCGTATTAACCGGAGATGACCACCAACCTACGAATGCTGAAAGCAAGTTAGCTTCAGTTTCGCAATAAAAGTATTCAACATCCATACCTTCAAGATCAAGCTCAGTCTTAGACTTATCCCATTCTTTTAAGTACCAAAGGTAATACTTGTTTTCTTGGTTATTGCGGTATGCGATAGCGTTGATAGGGTTAAGAGCTTCAGATGGATCAGAGTAACCATCTTCAGTTTTCATAACCTCGATATCGTAAAAGCCAACGTTCACGGTGTCAGGATCAAACTCGATATGACCTGGGAAACGTTCTTGTAGATGCTGAACAACATAGTTGGTGTTACCGTACACCTTGAAGTTAGGCATATCTTTGTAACGCTCGATGAAGTCTTTAGCTTCACGCATGTCATCCAATTGGATAGACGAAACCCTTACGCCGTCAAGCGCAAAGGTTTCCGATTTTGGATCCGGCACGAATAGTGTCGGTTTGAAACGAACCTTCTCATGGACCCGATGGCCATTCTTATAGCCGCGGTAAAGAAGGTTGTTTCCATAACGTATAACTGATGTGTAAAATTCCAAAGCTTACCTCCATAACAATAGTACAATTATATCAAAGGATGAGGCTGATGTATATAGTTTTACACAATTATTTTCTGGTCTGGTACCACGATCTGAGATGGGTTAACGGCTTCAACGTACTGTTTAGCCATTTCTTCAACTGGGTTGATAACGAACATGATTGCATCAGTTTTAACAGTAACTGAATCGTCTGCGTTATACGGCATCCAAGAAGCAAACGTTAGACGACCTTCTTGCATAGGAATTAGTAGGAGTGGGTTTTTCAAAGTTACAGATGAACCTTCCTGGGTTACTTCTGCGATTACTTCTTCACCTGTGGTTAGGCGTGTGATCTGTACTGTAGACATAATATATCCTCAAGATAAAATAGAGGCCGACCAATTCGACCTCTGTGCATTATTTATTTACCAAACAATTCATCATATTCTTCGTTGGTATAAGGCCACATAATTAGTCCTTTTTAGAAACGAATGAATATAGTTCTTTTGCCTTTTCAGTAAGCTCGTCCATGCTGTATGGTTTCATAGCTTCCTGTAGTTCTTCAGCCGTTTTCTTACCTTCTTCAAACATCTTCTGAGTGAACTCCATGTTCATCGTCCAAGCGTTATCAAGGTAATCTTTAGCCATTGCTAGCATTTCTGTACGGATTTCGAAAGGGTTTTTATTAGACATGTATAATCTCCTGTGTGTGTATGTGTTATAGAAATTAAATAGCGGCGATTTCGTCGAATTTAATTTCTTTCTTGCTAAGGATTGCTTTCTTCAATGAGTATTCACTTACATTGCGAAAGTCCTTATTCTGTGTAACAAGGTAGCGAGCAAGTTCTGCTGCAGCTTGTTCTTCACGAACTCGGATCATGCGGATCATTGCTCGCTTTAAAGCACGTTTAACTTTTCGTAACATTTTCTTTTCCTGTGTGAGTGTCAGTTACGAAGTTATTTATACTTTAGTGTACGATTTTTAGGTAACTCGGCCGAGTATATTTATTAACCTTATGGTTAACTTTTATTAACTCATTGGCCGAGTTAACTATATGGTTAACCTATTCGGCTAAGTATTGTTGCTCTTTACTCCGACCAATAGGAATCATCTTAGGACGTTTCTCTTCAGGAATGATTTCTTGTAGAGAGATGCTAAGAATACCGTCTTCCATAGATGCGCCCATAACTTCGATGTTCTCAGAAATGGTAAATGATTTACGGAATTTTTTGGCAGAGATACCCTTATGAAGGAACGTCATAGAATCATCAGATGTAGTGTAGTTTTCTACAGTCTGAACCGTAAGTACGCCTTTCTCAAGTTTAATCTCGACGTCGTCTTGATTATAACCAGCAAGTGCCAGTTCAAGAAGGTACTCAGAATCAGTAATCTTGATGATGTTATGAGGTGGAAAAGATACTTGTTTGGCGGTGTTCATTCGCTCAAGTTCATTGAACAAACGGTCAAAGCCAACAAATGAAGGGTGTTGTAGAGTCATAGTTGTTTCTCCTATTTAAAGCAAGAATTAAATTGCGGACCAGATTATTCTGCATCCGCTATTATTTATACAAGTTTATGGATTTATATCACTAACTTGTACATTTTCAAATGCTGAAACTGAGTTAGTAGAACTCAATCCAGCTATTGGACCGCTAGCGGTCCATTGTTTTTCTTCTGTAGTATAAATTACTTGGCTACTAAAAGTAGCCGTAAGATTATAAGTTAATAATCCACCGGAATTTGTAATGGTGCCAGTTGTTGATCCATCAGGACCATTGGACCAAGCAGGTACCGTTTGACCATCTTCTACCCCATCAAACATTATTGGGCCGAGGTCCCATGTAAACCCAGGAATCACCCCTGTGGTACGAGGTTCAGTCGTTATATTTAGTACGACAGAAGAACTCATGTTTAACCATGCGTGCCAATCTAAAGCATTCCTAAGATCTGAGCTACGAGTGATTAGATTAGGATCAATGAAAATCTTAGGTTTATATTGTGCAATATTTTTTGGATCGCCATTATCAAACCATTCAACAAACCAGTCTGGGAAATGAGTCTTTGGGTCAAAGTCGTAAGCTGTGCCGCCAGTCCAAGTTACCTCTCCAGTAACTGGATCAACTTCCCATGTTGCACGTCCGAGTGTTACGGACCACGCCCAACCATCTGTTAGAGTTGAACCTAAGTAACCAATCCAATCTGAAGATGTTTTCATTTGGCCAGGTGCTGTTGCTCTGAATTCAGTGGCAACACCGTAGTCATCATACCAAAGACCGCCTTCGAACTTTCCGTTTGTGTTTAATGTTGAATCATAATTATTGATCTTTTCTAAGATTTTATTTTGCATCCAAACATGCATATTGTTTGTAGCATAATCAATCAGCTGAGCTTCTTCTGTTCCGGTGTCACGGGTTAAAGCTTCAACAAATACCTTTGCTGCAGCATAAAAGTTCATCGGATTAAGAGTGAAATCGCCTAATCCGTTTGAAACTTTTGGTGCAGCTGCGTGAGCAAACCCTTCATTGTAATTGACAGCCGTTAGGGTTTCAGTAAGTGCTGAAGATTTCATTCCCATCATTAAATCCTACTTAATATTTAAGTATATTTATACATCAATCGATGTAAGCGAGAATAAATTTCTCACTAATGATGGCACCTTTAGTACCTTCGTGTGTTACAGGAGCAGCTTCACCCCATTTAACGTAACACTTTAGTCCAGGTTTTGCTTCAGCTTCTGGACCTGCTGCTAGGATCACCGCTGGCTTAATGCCAGTCTCAACTTCGCCGGTTAGGATAATTCCTGCCTTTGTAGTTGATTCACGTTGAACCTCAGTAACGAAAAGATTATCATATGTTGGTTTCATTTCACTTATTGCCTATATTATATTTGGGACACAGATTCCAATCGTGTTTATCTTTAAAACCAATAACTTTAATTTGACGCAGTGGAGCTATGTTACTGGCTTGGTCACGATTCACGACATCGATTAGACCCCAATCACTTAACAAAGTCGCAATCGTGTTACGACGCTGGATATCATTCTCCATCAGATTAGAAGGCTTTCCATCTAATAGGAACAATTCTTTAAAATGCACAATGAAATAGCGACCTTGCTTATGTAGGATATGGCAAGATTGATACAGTGTACGATCTTTTCTTGATGCGACTCCGATACGAGTCAACGTTTCTCGGACTTTGAGGAAATCGTCCGGTTCATTGATGGTAACTTCCAGCATCATTGCCGGAGTCCATTCAATTGGTTTTTTATTTTCTTCCACCTTTGTTCACCTTTTGCTTTAACATTTCAATTTGTTCATTATTTAGTAAGGTCAAAGCTTGGCGAGCTTTTTCATCATTATAGCCATAATATTCTTTGACCAATTCAATCGATTCAGACTGCTCAGGTTTAAACCATTTTGAGAATCTTTTTCGTTTACGAATTGTATTTATAAGAAAATCGAATTGTAAACGATTGTCGATTTGATGGTATTTATTCATCTCGTTGGCATAGAATATTGTGTCGTTAAAATAAGAAAGGCCACGATTGACCATGAATGCCGAGTACTTCTTTTCGGCATCGTCGTCAACCATGATATCCTTCTTGGTGGAGTTAATTGCATTGAGATATTCAAATGGATTCATGATATAGCCTGTGCAAGAGTTTGTAGTCGCATTACATCCATTGCGATATCATGACGTGGATCATGAGCAATGAACTTATCATCAAGTCCTTCTGGAATAAACTTATTGCTAAGTCCAGATCCATAAGACATACCTTCAATCATTGAGCGAGTATCACGAATAGTCCACCAAGGATATGGTTCAGGTTTACCAATATCCTTCATAATCTGTTCAGTGATAATAGGATCAAACGTATTACCGCGAGTGTAAATTGCTTTGACTCCTTCGCACCCTTCTTTGAAAATATCATACAGCGCAGTGATTGATAAATCGTCTGCAGTAGGAGTTAACTGTGCATCACGTAGTTCCTTAGGACGTTCTCCCCACCAAGCAAGAGTATCTTTATCGATTTTCTTGCCGTAGTTTTTAACTTGATCTTCAACGTCAAATTTAAATTCAACGCATGATTCAACAAGTTCAGAGAATGAGTAAGGATTTGATGTAAAGCGGTCAGTATCAAACTCAACGACAGCCAAAGATAAAACCGGTAGGGTACTTGGGTCCTTACCTAAGGTTTCGTAGTCATAAATTGCGCATTTCATATTATTAATCCTATACCGTGATTTGCGATTGCATTCAAAATAATAAAGATACCAACAACGACTTCGAATAACACAAGTACAGTCCTTACGATTGCAACCTTATCGGCTTCTCTGTCGGTTTTACCAGTTTTTGATCCTAACGCTTTTGCCCATATTTTCCACCACATCATTTCCACTCAGTGTTGGCCATGAGTTCAGTCATACAGGCAACGACGTTAAGTTCAGCATCAGCAACAAACGCTGCTTTATACTGATAGTCAGCAAGAATCAAGACAATCTGAGGGACAGACTGTTGTTGAGCCTTATCAGCCATTACATCGTAAATTGAGCGGAAAATAACTTGAGGTTCAACATCAATATTATCAACAACCCACTTACGCATTGTCTTGAAGTCTTTTTCCTTCAACGATTTGACCAAAGCATTAATGCTATCCTCAGTCATATCGACCAATGCGCCAGCATCGATCTTACCTGATACGGAATAACGCTGTACTTCGTTTAGAACACGACGCCAATCTGGGAAGTGTTTTTCAACAAGCATAGCAAGTGCTTTAGGTTCAAAGTCAACGTTTTCGGTTTGGAGAATACCGCCTAAACGTTTGAAGAAAGATGCTGCGATCTGTGGCTTCTGTGAAACTGGAATCGCAAACTCATAAACTGAACATCGAGAATGGAGAGGCTCGATGATACGATTCTTAAAGTTACACGTGAGGATAAAGCGACAGTTATTACTAAACTCCTCAATGAAGCCACGGAGCGCAGGCTGAGTTGACTGAGGATTAAGGTAATCAGCCTCATCGAGGATAACTACTTTATAACCACCAGTCAGTGAGACTGTAGATGCGAATTGCTTGATCTTCCCACGAAGAGTATCAATGTTACCTTCTTCAGAACCGTTAATGATGATATAGTCGAGATCAAGCTCATTACATAATGCACGAGCAACAGTGGTCTTACCAACACCGGCAGTACCACTAAACATCATATTAGGCAATTCACCGCCTTCTACAATCTTCGAGAAAGTATCCTTTAGCGATTGCGGCAGGATACATTCGTCGATCTTACGTGGACGATACTTTTCGACCCACAGGAATTCATTAGACATTTACAGATTCTCCATTATAAAAAACATATTATATCACATTCAACCAACAAATGTAAATAGCTAATTTGAAAAATTGGTGCCGGCACCAAGAGTCGAACTCGGGACATCTTCATTACAAGTGAAGCGCTCTACCTACTGAGCTATACCGGCATAAAACCTCTTACGAGGTTGGTGCGATCTAATACGTGCCTAGATGCGCATGGCAGGGATGTAAGCTAGTTCCCTGTTTTTGATACACTCATTGACATGGCTTCACTCATAGTTAATCAATGTATCGAAATTTGGCTCCTCGACCTGGACTCGAACCAGGGACCAATAGATTAACAGTCTACTGCTCTACCAACTGAGCTATCGAGGAATAAAGCCTTTTCGCGGCCAACGATCATTCACTATGTGGGGAATGATACCCAAATTATATATTAACCGAACAATTCTTCGTAGAGACCTTCGATCTCTTCATACTCGGTTTGTACCTGGGCAAAAGTTTGTTTATGGTACATAGACGCCAACTTCTTGATGTATTTCTTATCTACACCAGTTTCATCGGCAACTTTATCTACAGCTTCTTTTTGAAAATCACGTTCAGCATCAATACGAGTCATGCTGTTGCTGATTTCGCCAATAGCTTTCGACAGACGTTCTTTATCTTTAGGATTGGTAATCATTTCAAGTAGTGCTCCAAATTGTTTACGGATTTCTGTACGTACGATATCGTCACGTGCTTCTGTGTTCATAATAAGGTCCTAAGATAAGTGCCGCGGATTACTCCGCAGCGGTTTCTTCAGTTTCAGCTTCTTCAGTTTCTTCCTGAGCTGGGGCATTAGCCTGTACGAATGCAGCGATGCGACCACGTACTTGGCCAACAGATTCCAATTCAGCACCTTCGAATGCACCTCGTTTTGAGCATACATCGATGATTTGAATTACTGCAGCAAGATCGCCAAGGCCAAGGCCGACAGCTTGTTCTTCGGTTGCAGTTTCAGTTGCAGTGGTATCAGTCATATCATTCTCCTGTAGTTGATGACTTTTCAAGGGCGATGAAGTATTCAGTTCCATCTTCGTTAGTGAATCGGGAGATTAGCTTCGAAGAAATATCAACGTTGTAATCACCTGATGTCAGTTTAAAATTAGCAATTGTAAATACATATTTGAAACCTGATGTTTCAGATGTACCTGCCTGTAGTTCAATCTTGAACGAGTTAGCAGTTGAGTTTTTAGTGTCAGTAACAATACCAACAAGTTGTCCATCTTCTTCAGTGATAACCAACTCTGATACACCAAGAGCAGATGCCGCTTTACGAATAGAAGCAAGATCTTCGGAAGTAAGAGTAAAGTTAACATCAACTGCCGGCATATTTATATCCTTACCTGGAGTAGTGAGGATTTCCGGATCAGAGAAGAAGTAACGAACTGAACTGCGACCTTCGCGTACAGTTACGCTGTTCATATCAGGTGCAAAGTCAAGATCTGGGTCATTAAACATACCGTACACCGATAGGAATTCGCCAAGATCGTAAATACCAAATGTACCTTCGAATGTTTCAGCGACTTCAGCTTTAGCTAGAACGTTCTTAGCTTCAGCCATTGTACGAAGTACGTTACCTTCTTGGATAACGATGTTTGAGTTGATGGTCGCAAAGTTCTTAAGCAGATTGACCGTATCAGCAGAAAGTTTCATAGTGTAGTTCACCTTTTTTCATTAGACAGTAGAGCTATTATACAACAGTTTAAACCAAATGTAAATAGCTAGCAAGGATTAAATGGGCCTTTTAATCGTTCTTGTTGAATTCTATATATAAGCAGATATCCAAGCAAGTCAAGAATAACATCTTCGCCTGCATTGTCTCCACGTTTCAGTCGACTGAGCTTGTCGTCAATACGAACGTTCAATTGCTCAAGTGCGTCTGACTTTGAAAAGATACGTACAGGGTCCAATGCCGAATCACCGTACGCTTCATTCTTTTTCGTTAGCAAATTTTCGATTTCAAATAAGACCGAAGCCAATTCACTTTTAAACTTTTCTTGATTATCCATTATATCTCCATTAGTTAAATGCAGCAGAGATGGCGTCATCGATCGCTGATTCGCGGTCCATGATTTCGCCTTCAACTTCGGTGGTACCTAGGCTGCCATCTACTTTACTATATAAGTCAAGGAATGCTTCCTTAACATCGGCGTCGAAACGATTCACACAAAGTTCAACAGCTTTCTTACGATCTTCGAAGATGCTGTACGTCTGTGCGATGTGACATAGACGGCGTGTCGAGATTACCTCGTCCACACCACCATCATCGTAGGTCTTACGGATAGTTTCAGACCAAATTGCCAACAACTCTGCAAATTCGTTATCAGTAGCATTAAATTTATCAAGATGCTTATTGATAATCTTACGCTCAGTTGCAAGAGTTGGATAAGGCTGTTCCATTGTAATGGTAAAACGCTCTAGGAACGCCTCATCGATGATGGTAGCCGCGATAAAGCGACCGTCTTCAGAGCCACGACCTTTTGTGTTCGCAGTAGCGACCACGTTGAAACCTGGAGCAGGAGTAACCACTTCACCAGTTTTCTTAATCATTACCGGCTTACCTTCGAGGACGCCCTGCAAGGCCATGATCTTGTTGGAGCCACGATCGATCTCGTCAATTAGAAGCAAAGCACCAGCTTCCATGGCTTTCACAACAGGACCTTTAGCAAAAACTGTCTCACCTTTAATGAGACGGAAACCGCCTAGCAGGTCGTCCTCGTCGGTCTCAGGAGTAATCTGAACTCGAACGTACTCACGATTAAGTTTAGCACAAGCTTGCTCAACCATCGTGGTTTTACCGTTACCGCTCAATCCTGAGATGTAAGTCGGATAAAATTGTTTTGATCCTACGATCATTTCGATGTCTTTAGAGTTACCCCATGCGACGTAACAGTCATCTTTAGAGGGAACATACACATCTTCGTTCATAACTGATTGTACAGCGGAAGCCAATGGTTTCTTCTCCTCGGTAATAGGGTTATCTTGACGGAATGCAACTACCGCACCGGCCATGTCATAAACACCACGACGAACCGATGGGAACTGCTTAACATATTTATAAGCCTCGGCATTACGCATACCGAGAGATTTTGTAACTTCAAGTACATGGCGAGGAGCGAATTCAGTCTGATCCACGAAGCGAGCCGCGAGTTCAGCAGTGATACGATCAAATGTAGACATAATGTAATCCTCAGTTTTTCAAATTGATAGGGCTATTATACCCCATCTCAATCATAATGTAAATAGTTTTGTTAGAATAATTTGTTCTAACAGAGAAGGTTTTTATACCTCCTCGATGAAGTCCTCGGCAGGAGTATAACCAAGTTGTTCAGTAAGTTCGGTGATGTAATGAATGTTATCAGAAGAAAAGCGGTAAAGAGGATTGCCGCCGCCTGGGCCAAATTCTTTAATAAGTTCAGCGATACAGCCGTGATCTTCAGCGAATTGTTTTACAGCAGAAAAAGAAGTTTCAGCAGTAATGTCAAGATAAGCAGTGTAAGTCATGTGCGATTCCTTTTGTTTAATTGATGGAGCTATTATACCCCACCATCTGCTACTTGTAAACATTTTTTTTCACCTTTTTAGAACTTTGAGGAATAACCTTATTACGCTACGGCCTGAGCAAATTGTACGGCCATTGCGCGGTTACCTTTTTTCGATTTAGCGAACTTCTTGAATGCTCGAGCGATATCGCCTTTCTTAGCATTATCCTTGACATCAAACTCATCGTCAATAGCATCCTGACGACCGTCAAGAACGAAGTAAGTATCATAGCCGATGGCACCAACCTGGGCAACCTTCTTATCACGAAGTTCTTTACGGATTTCAGAGTATTCATTGTAAAAGCGGTGGCGAATATCACGAAGGTTATTAATGATAAAGTAACCTACAATGTTAATACCACTCTTACGCATACACTCAAGAATTTCCTTAGTACCTGCAGAACGGCTATGACGCTTGATTTTAACATTTTTGTTATTCATACGAAGAATGATATCGTTGTAGCCATAACTGCCATTACCAACAACGTCCAACCAACCGCCTTCACCATCCGTAATTGTAACTAGGTTGATCTTCTGAACTGCATTCTTACCTTTAAACTCTTTAATAAGTTCATTCATAATGATAAGAGTTTCATTCAGAGGAGTACCACCAAGCGCGTCGATATCCGACATGAATGGCATTGACCAACGATCACGGCTATAAGCAACGTACAAAGATTGGGCTGCTGCTGTGAAATCAGTCTTGTTCATAGTAGAAGATAACTGCTGTACAAGATTCAGTGAACTACAGTTAATTTCACCGTCTTTCTGATTCAGATTTTCGTGTTGGTTTTTCCATGAATTAGTCGTAAATGAGTAAATCTCAAATGGGATACCAACTTTACGACAGAACATAGCAAGAACGATTGCTTGGTCGATAACATTACGAAGTACGTCTTGCATAGAACCGCTGAAGTCAATTACAGCAACCAAGCCGTGGTTCTTAGCATCAGCAAGTGTAGTTGAACGAAGGAACAAATCATCATTGAACTTGTATGAATGTAGTTTAGTTACGTCAAGTGAACCTGATTTTGAAGTTTTAGCACGAGCATGTTGGAATGCAGCTTTACGCATTTCAAACTCTTTAGCCATAGTGTTAACGGTTTTCTTAGATTCATCCATGAAATTGTTAAACTCGTTAACGGCTTCTTCATACTGATTAGCAACATAGCGATCCGTTGCGATAACCGAAGAAACGTGTTCACGTCGCATAGCTACCGCTTCTTTAGCAGGAACCAATACGTTTTTGATAGTTTCTTTTGAAATACCAATAGTAACAGTAGGTAGATCACCACGTCCGTTTGTTTCAAGCAGCTCTTCTTCTTTTTCACGGAAAGCGTTATCAGTCATAACTTCATCGATATTGCCATCTTGACCAGCCGATTTAATTGGCTCTGACTTAGATTCTTCTTTTACTTCATCATTATTATCAGCAGGAGCTGTATCTTTTCCAAAATCTTCAGACTTATTTTCTGAACCTTCGTCTTGTTTGGAGTTGCTCTCAGCTTTGCTGCTTTCATCCTGACTTTCGTCGTTAGATTCAACTTCAACTTCAGTGTCTCCACTTGAAGGTGTAAAATCATCGTCATCACCCGATTCTTGAACCGACGGAGCTTCTCCTGGGTTACAACATTCATCTTTCTTTTTCTCCTTCAACCATTCGTAGATAGTTGCACAAGCTTCAAGTACTTCTTCAAATGTGGTAGGACTTGTAGCAATTTTTACGTAATCAAGCTCTTCAGCTGTAAATGGAACATCCATAAGATCACGAGCTTTAGCTTTAATGTTAAGACGATCCATGAAACCTAGAGATTCCATAGGACGATCAGCTGTACCAAAGAAATCACGTTCGATCAATTCCATGTAACCACGCTTAAATGAACCTTTTAGCCCAGGGTATTTAGCCTGCACCAAACGTTCAATACGGATATCTTCAATGATATTGATATATGAGCGAGGGAAGTCGTATGACTTGTCAGATTCGTGCCATCCTTCAGAAGGCGTATAAAGGGCGTGGCCTACCTCATGTCCTGTAAGTAGGTCTTCAAGGTCTTTGCCGATTTCCTTCCAAATCGGCATGTATAGTACACGATTTACGACATCGAATGCTGCCGTACGAGTACCTTTGTATACTACATCTATATTTTCAGTGGCAAGTAGTTTGGCTAATACAGAAGTACGAGACATATGATTTCCTCCATTTGATAGAGCTATTATATCTATAGTTTCGCCTTCTGTATATAGCCAGAGTGAAAAAAGTTAGAATATTTAGGAATATCCTTAGAACTTTCAGGAATATCAGGCTGACATAACGCTAAAATTATGTTCCTTCTTGAACTCGATTTTTGATCTAAACTTACCTTCAAGTAGGTCGCCTTTGTGAGAAATAACAAACACGTTACTATCATCACCAAAGGTGCTAAGAATCTTTAGAAGGTTATCAACACCATCATGGTCTAGACTTGAGTCGAATGTTTCATCAAGAATCAGTAAGTTCGTATTGGTTGAGTTTTTCATACGAGCAATCTGACGCCATGCAAACAAAAGACTAAGGTCAATACGCTGCTTTTCGCCTTCAGAAAAAGAAGCATAGTTAAAAGCATCGCGATGACGAGACTTGATTGTTTCATTGAAGTTTTCATCAAGATGGAATGCCACGAAGAAATCCATAACCTGAAGATACTGATTGATCAACTTGTTCATTACAGGCAAGTATTCTTTAATGATCTTAGTCTTAATGCCAGTATCTTTTAGCATTTCAGATGCAGCATCATTATAGGCACGGTCTTCAAGTAATGCAAGTTTCTTTTCAGTAAGTGTATCACGATCTTCCATCATCGCAGTCAAATCTTCCGATGCTTTCTTGGCATCACCTGTAGTCGAAGATAAATTAGAAATGTCGGATTCAATTTCAACGATTTCAGATTGGATGCGAGCAATGTCTCGGTTATTCGCATTCATATCATTCTGCGTATCTTTTAGCTTTTGGTTATGTTCTTCAAGATCGCCGACTTTAGCGCCAATTTCATTCAATTCAATACGTGCTTTATCCATAACCTCAGACAGATCTTTAGCACGAGTCTTAGAGTCGGTGAGACGCTCTTCTTTTAGCTCTTCAGTCAATTCTTGATGACAAGTTGGACAATGATCGTTATCTTCAAAGAATTTAGCTTCTTCAGCAATCATACGCATCTTTTGTTTAAACTGACCGTTATACTCAACCATCTTATTATATTTTCGTTGAGTGATACGCAGGTTTTGGAGTACGTCTTCTTGATGCTGTTCAAGATAACTTGAAAGATCGATGTTTTGCTGCTGCAGCTCAAGGATCGTTGCTTGCAACTCGTCAATCTTAGCTGTCTTTTGACGTACTTGCTCTTCATTCAAATCAGTAATGTCTTTAAGGTACTTGCGTTGAATACCAATCTTTTCTTTAATTACATCGATTTGATATGTTGCATCAGTAATCTGTTCTTTAAGCTTGGCTGCCTTTTCCCTAAGAACTTGGTTCATTTTTGAAAAAATACCAATGTCAAGTAGATCCTCAATTACAGCACGACGAGTATGCGCAGGTAGTTGCATAAATGGAATAAAAGATGAACTACCAAGAACCACGATCTGATGGAATGACTTATGATTAAGCTTCAGGATATTCTGCTCAAGGTACTTTTGGTAATCCTTTGCCGCAGCTGATTGGTTAATCATATTACCATTCTGATAAATCTCAAATTTGTTTGGCTTCATACCACGAACAACTTTGAACTGATGGCTACCAATTTCAAATTCGACTTCAACAACACTTTGTTTGTTATTAATTGAGTTGACAAGCTGAGGTTTGTTAACTGCACGGTGTGGTTTACCAAACAAAGCAAATGACAGCGCATCAAGCATTGTCGATTTACCTGCTCCGTTATGTCCAACAATAAGAGTAGTTGGTGAACGATCTAACTGGATTTCAGTGAACTTGTTACCAGTACTTAGGAAGTTCTTATAGCGAAGATGACGAAATGTAATCATTAGCACTTCCTCAATACATTAAGCTCGGCCGTTACACGATAACGCATACGCTCGTAATCGCGCTCTTTGTTAATGATTACCACTTTCTGATCAATAAGCATTTTGGCCAATTCATGAACCATTTTATCTCTAAGCATGGCACCAGCATCACCAGCACCCATATGTGCTAATTCAATATCATTAATCCATACGTCTGTCGCAAACCCGTCGCATTCCCACAGGCCATTACGATATTCAATTTTCGATCCAGGTTTAAAACTCATTATGCAATCTCCATATTTGACGCTTCAGTAAATAACGTACGCATTAGTACTTTCATCTTATCTTTATCAAGGTCAGTCTCAACAGCCTCAACGTAAGAATCAAGCAACGATGGCGTATCCTCTACCGAGATACTTTCATCTTCAACGTTTTCGCCCAAGAACTCAGAAAAAGTTTCAGCAATTTTCAATTCATGAGTATCAACATTTTGTAAGCGGTCAATAAACTTATCAAAAGAATACGGATCCGACTTCTTAACAACAACCACCTTAACGAATTTGTCTTTAACTGATTCAACGTCGTATGTACTATAATCGTTTTCTTCGTCGTTGTAAACAATCTTTTCAAACATAGTGATTGGATTGCGTACAGGAGTCAATTCACGTGTTTCAGTATCAAAAACATGGAAGTACTTAGGGTCGTCAGCATCAGCCCAGGTAAATTCCATTTGAGATCCAAGGTAGCGAATGTTGCCTTCTTCAGATGCAGTGTGGAAATGACCTGACCAAACATGCTCAAATCTTGATAGTACGCTTGCATCCATGCCGTGCATGTTCTTAACGCCTTTCATAAGATCAAACCCAGCAAGCTCAAAGTGGCCACCAAGAATTGACGCCTTACAGTTTTTAAGGAACTTCATGGAGTCGGTATAGTTCTCATTATTGATCCAAGGAATAAGAGCAATTGAACAACCATCGTAATCCATTACTCGTGGTTCCATAATAATGTTAACATTGCCTGTGTAATAACCAAGTAGCTCTTTAAGCGAACATAAATCATTAGTGTTTTTGTAAAATACGTCATGGTTACCTGGGATAATATCCATGGTAATACCTTCACGTTTTAGTACGTCAAGAAACACTTTACGGTTATGGTTCAATGCTTTAAAGTTTACATATTTACGATGTTCATAATAATCGCCCAGGTGGATAATGGTTTTGATACCATGTTCCTTTAGGTATGGAAAGAAGACATCCGAATAAAACGCCTCCTGATAGTTCATAAACACTTCAGAGCTGTTACGTGCTCCACAGTGAGTATCATTCAAAATCGCAATTTTCATTAACCAAGTTCTCCAAAGAACAACTCAAGACCTTCTGGGTTGCTCTTATCTTCTTTCTTTTCGTATTTAGCGAATTCTTTAATTACACGGTCTTGGTCGTGTACTCGTTCAATGCGTGATCTCAATTCATCGACAAATGCGTATTCATCACCTGCTTCATATCCATTTTCATCTTGGACTGTAAAGAAGTCTTCGTATCCACCTTTCTCAATGAATTTAAATTTTACGTCCTGCTGTTTCTTTTCCTTTTGGATTCGACGTAAGAACGCGTAATATGAGATCTGCGTAAAATACGCAAATGCATTTGGTAGACCAGTACGAGTTGCCTTCTCAATGTCATAGTTCATGATTGCCTTAAGACTATTTTCAACAGCATCCATCACCATCTCTTCACGGTATGTGTACCTAATGAAGTTAGACTTGTATGATAGACCTTCTGCAATCTTAAGAAAACACTCAGCTATGTAATCTGGAATGATAGGAACAACTTCGTCTTTATCTTTAGCTTCGTTGACTGACTTGACGTAATCGCAAACTGCCAATGAGAACTCTTTATTGTTGACGTAATGTGGTTTATCTTTTGCCATAATTTAACACCTAAGGTTTTACTGTGTACTATTATTATACTATAGTCTTCGCTAAATGTAAATAGAAAAAAGTTAAAAAAATATGAAAAAAACTATTTACATAATGATGTTTATGTGTTATAATAGATTAACGATCTGGGGGAAGGTAGATATACAACCAAAGGTATGGCCGAAGGCCATTTATTAGTGTATAGTAGTATCGGTATTTGGAGTGTCAGGAATAGGATCTTCTTCAGGTTCTAATTTATCTATATCCTGTTGAGCAAGCGAGATTAACGCTTTAAGGTATTGTTCCTTTGCGTCTAATTCAAGTGTAGCGAATGCAACGATGTTGGACTTTTGAATGGACACCAAATTACGAACAGCCATTGGCATCCATTCTTTAAACGTGTACGTGAACAAACCATCTTCAGTAGCGTACTCTCGTAGAGCCAAAGGCTCTTCAATTAGCATAACTGATTCATCTGTCTTATTACGATTAATGATAGCAAAGACTTCATCTCCACTTGTGAGCTTAAGGTGCATTACCTTTAAAGCCTTTGCCTCTTCACGTATCAGTTCATCACTCATATATCAATCTCAAAAATTTTATATCTGAACTTCTCTCTACTATATATCTTGATCCTTTCGGCTGCATGGTTCAAGGTATAGTTCTTTTTCTTTCGCCAATGGAAGTCATCAGCAATATCGTACAGTTTTGTTGTACGGTTATCATCTGACTTACGAAGACCTCGACCGATACTTTGAAGGATCTTGATCTGCGATTTTGACGGAGATGCAAATATAATATTATGTAGGTTCTTAATATTTATCCCTGTACTAAACGTACCGAGTGACGCTACAATAATTGCATTCTTTTCTTTTTCAGTAATCTTACGAACCGCTTCTCGAGTATCAACATCGGTTGCACCCGATACAAAAAATACCTTACGGCGATGATGCGCCTTTTCAAGTATTAAATCGTATAATGGTTTACCGTGCTTCTCAACGAATTGGAATAACACAAGAGTATTACCGTCTTGGTCCAAAGCAAGATTACGAATGAAGTTATTTCGTTTTTGATGTTTAACGATAAAATCAACTTCATCTTGGTATTTCATTTTTACGACATTCTGACAAGTAACATCATCATACTTCATTAGTAGTACACTAATCTCAAGATCAGACAACGCACCGCTATCCATAAGATCTTTTGTTGATGTAACTTTATATGATGGACCAAAATGTCCTTCCAATACTAATTTGTGTACCTGCGATCCATCGAGAGTACCTGTTGTACCAAATCGATATTCTGCTTCTTTACACTTACTTAGTATTGATGTTAATGATTTCGCTTTAAAGTTATGAGCTTCATCACCAATAACCATGCCAAACTGCTCAAACCATGGAGTGTGCAATTTGTATATTGACTGCCATGTTGTAATTACGATCTTTTCTTCTTTCGCAATTTTAGGCTGTCCTGCGTAAATCATATGACATAATTTACCCGCATCGAATCCATCGTCATGTTCGGAGTAATCAGCAAAGTCTCCGTACATCTGCTTAACTAACGACGTAGTCGGTACTACAAGCAAGATCTTCTTATTAGGATGCTTATCCAGAAAGTACCTTACCAAAGAGTAAATGATAAACGATTTACCCGACGCGGTTGGACTAATCAGTAGAGCACGTTTATTACTAATACCATGATGAATGGCATCTAACTGATAGTCACGGTGTTCAATAGGTTCGCCTCTTGACGTAAAGGTACAATCATTAAGATAGTCAAGATTTACGATACCTGTCTGAGATTCAGGAACCCCATAGTAATTATCGTGCTCAATTTCTATATCGTACTGACGAGCATTGGCGAATTCCTGAAGGTACTTAAAGAGTCCACCTGGGAGCTCTCTTTCACGGCTGTTCCATAACCGTATTTTGCCATCCCACATTTTATTCTTATATGCAGGATGGAACTGATAGCCTTCAGCATAAAAACAAAAGAAGTCCATCAATTCATTAGAGATGCCTGGGTCAGCATCAATATGCAAAAACGCGTGGTTCTTTTTACGAACCTTTATTGTATCCATTATACACCACTTGTAAACTTCCGCCATTCGATGGCATTACGAATATTTTGGTGCCTCCACTTAATGTTCTCCATAATATCTGACAATGTATCAATCATCGTCTTCAAGTATTCAATTTTGGCTTGAGCTTCTTGGATATGTGGATCAGAATCATAATAATAATCCATCTCACCTTTCAGGACTTTAAGACCGTTCAGCGCATCATATTCCCAACCTAGCTCGTCGATTTGATCTTTCGACATTTTGCCATTATACCATAACCACTTATTCTTCAATAGAACTTTAAAGTCGGCTTCTCTTTTCTTCAGTTGCAATTTATATATCGAGAGTATTTCGAGGTACTTCGAGTGTAGCTTTGCAGAGTTAAGACTCGCTTCGTCTAAATTGTTTTCATCAATTCGCGAGTCTTTTTTCCACATTTCGAGGATTTCATCCAATTGTAGCATAATATAAACATCCTATTAAATGATCTTGTAATATGAGTAGTTAAACGATACCGATGCAACGAGATAGTCGACGTCTGTTGCTGTTGTGTCAAATGGAATAGAACTTAGATTCGTTGGGTACGCATCGACGAATTGAATCTGACGAGCTACGTTGTTATTTGAATCTAAAATTGACAAAGTCATATCACGCGTCTTTTTGGTATTACTATCGCTTTCAACGATTTGTGCCAAAATCCAATCGTGGATCTCTTTATAATTTATTAGCTTTTCATCGATAAGAAACGTGCATTCAAAAGGAGAGTAGGTAATCTTATCAGCTGATATGCCAATGTTTCGCATAGGAGTAGCAAAGTTTGCACCTTCTGCGCTAATGTCAGGCAAAGACATAGTTTGAATAAGAAACTGTGCGTTCTTAAATTTTATATTATCAATCGTCAGTTGGAAACCCGAAGGACTAACAAAGGAAATGTCTTCGATGAAACTTTCCGATGACTCAACTGATGTGATATTGGTTTGAATATTATATGGCATAATTCTACCTCATGGTTATACCACTATTTATACACACAAAAAAGGGGAGGCCGAAGCCTCCCCGAACGGTCCCTAAGGTAGTAAGGGAACTGTTATACTATATCTTATGCAGCGTCAAGGATGTTGCTTACTGCGAAGATACGGTAGTAAGTGTTGCTACGAACAGCGCCAACTTCGTTAGTGTTGTCAACGAATGGGTTAGCAACCATGCCGTAACGAGTCTTGAAGCCGATCTTAGGCTGGAAGGTATTTTCACCAACCGCACGAACCATTGTTAGTGGTACGTATGGGCAGTAGAACAGACCAGCGTCGTAAGCAGAAGAACCTTTGTAACCAACAGTTACGTAGTTATCAGTTGCGTACGGATCCAAGTAAACTTTGATGCCACCAGTGATAGTACCAACAAGAGTTGTACCAGTTACGTCAGAACCAACGCCTGCGTTACCAGCAAGAGCAGGAGTGTAATCAAGCATACCAGATGCAGACAGTGCAGCAGCAACGTCAGCAGATACTAGGATGAAGTTACCTTTACCGCGACGAGTAGTCTGAGCAATTGTGTTAGCTTCACGCTGTAGGTGTACAAGTAGACCTTTGTACTTCTCAACAGACCAACGGCCATCAGCGTCAGCAGCAAGGTCGAAAGTACCTTTAACAGCGATTTCGCTCTGCTGTGCACCAAGTACAGCGCGTGAGTTGATAGTACGAACAACTTCACGGTTGATCTCAGCAAGGATCTCACCAGAAAGGATGTTAGCAAGTTCAGACTCAGCGTCAAGACCGTGGATTGCTTTAAGATCCTGAGCAAGTTCCATTGTGTACTCAGCTTTCAGAGCGCGGCTCTTAGCAGTAACAGTGGTCTTCTCGATGCTGAAAGACATCTCAGCGAAATCAGGACCAGTACCGTCGCCTAGTGCTTCAGCTGCAGCAGTAGTCATACCCTGACCTAGAGCGAATGAATCATTAACGCCGTCAGCAGGAGTAGTATCAGTGCCACCAAGTGAAGAAGAAGACTCAGCCTGAGTACCAGTACCAGAGAATGCAGAGTTCGCTTCGTCGAACAATGCTTCAGTACCGTTCTGTGCACCGTAACGAGATTTCATTGCGAATACAAGACCAGTAGGACCAGACATTGGCTGTACACCACATAGGTCGTATGCGATCAGGTTAGGCATAGCACGACGAACAAGAGAGATCAGGATAGGATCCCAGTTCGCGATAGCAGAACCAGTTGAGTTAGTAGGAGCAGCTTCAGATAGGTACTGAGACTGGCCACGCTCTTCAGCAAGTGCCTTTTCAGTGTTTTCTAGAAGTACTGCAGTTACCGCTTTGCGGTGAGAGTCCTGGAATTCTGGAGCTTCTTTTGCTTCCATTACAGGAGCCCATTTTTCCATGATTGTATCAGCTTTAAACATTTTTATGTTTCTCCGAATGATTGATTAAGATTTTTTAAGTGCTTCAAGGTAGCTCATCATTGTAGCAGATACTTCTTGAGTAGTACCTTCTGACAATTCTTCAGCTTCTTCCTTGATTTCAACAGTCTGTTTGAAGTAAGATTCTTTGATAGTTTCCAATTTAGACTGGAAAGTTTCAGCATCAACGAAGTCTACATCTTCAACTAGTGACTTAAGTTTTTCAGCTTGTGCTTCAGAAAGACCTGTAGCAGATTCGCGGATCAATTTTTCACGAGACAGTTCTTTAACAGACTCGCTCAATTCGATTGCTTTTTCTACTTCAGCATTGTAAGATTCTTCCAAAGATTCTACACGCTGTGCAAGTTCTTCAACTAGGTCAGCCTTACCTTCTGGTACTTCGATGTAATGCTCAGCAAATACACCATGTAAAGCACCGATGAATGATTCAGCAAGATCAGCACGTAGACCAGTTTCTACAGCAACCTTGTTATCTTCCATCCAAGATTCTACAACATAGTTAAGGTAACCGTCGACTTTGTCAACAAGGTCAGCTTTCATTGATGCAGTTTCTTCAGCAAGTTGTTCAGCGTAAGATTCTTCCAAACGCTCAACGTGCTCAGCCAGTTTAGACTTAAGCGCAGCTTCGAAGATTACAGAAGCTTTATCGCGGAACTGCTCAGATAGAGTAGCTTCGCCTTCTACAAGCGCGTCAAGATCTTCTTTAAATGCGTCTTCTTTTACAGCAGCTTTAGCTTTAGGCTCAGCAGCTTTAGCAGGCGCAGACTTCTTAACGTTCTTGACAGTTTCAGCACCAGCGGCAACCGCGTCGTCTTCTACTGCTTCTTCCATATCTTCGTCTTCTTCAGATTCGTCTTCTTCAGACTCTTCTTCAGCGACTTTTTTCGCTTCCTCGAGTTCCTCGTCAACCGTAACTTCAACGTCTTCAACGAGTTCATCTTGGAGCTGTTCTTCAACGTCGTATTTAGACATTTCACACTCCTATTGAGTTAAAGTTTGAGAGGAAACTACTTGTTGCAATTTCAGTCCCACTTAATCAATGCACCCATAATAATTAGTTGCAGAGATAGCTCAATAATGCTATCCCCGCGATCTGTTTTATATTTATACTTTAATCGAATTCAAGAAATCTTTAAATAACTTGATTGATGTATCAGTATCCATACGTTTGTAATTTTCTTTTACGAACTTAGCTTGTTCTTCAACAACTTCCTGAGTCCAAATACCTAGGCTTTCATCAAAGATCCATTCACGGCCTTCCATGATACCGTTTACAAATGCTTCATGAGCAGATGGGTCTTGAACAATATCTACAGTGTTAAGAACGAAATCATCACCGACAGTAACGCTGCCGTCGCGTCCACGGATTACAGAACCCATACCGCGAGATGATACACCAAGTTGTACACCGCCTTCCATTAGACCTTTTGCGATCAATCCCATTGGTGTATTTAATAGCTTAGCTTTACCAATTACGTTGTCACCATCCCATTTTAATTCGGTGATCAAATGAGATACTTTGTCTAGGTTTACGGTTGGACCTTCAGGGTGATTAAGTTCACCAACTGCGCGTCCTTTAGAGACCTGTTCGTCTACATATCGCTGAACAGCTTTCTCCATAATTGGTTTAGGGTATACTCGTCCATTTCGGTTTTTCATGTTTGACTGCAAGAAAATACCTTCAATGAACATATTTTTCTCACCGCCTTTACCTTCGGTGATATACTCCAACTCTTGGTCAAAGTGTTCAGTGATAAGCTTCATATTAGTTCTCGTCTGTTACTTCTTCCTGACCGTAATCAGGAGTGAATGATTTACCTACTTCTACTCGCATTGAATCGACTGCATCGTCAACACGACTTTTCATTTCAGCTTCAAACGCATCCTTCGCTGCAAGTTTATCGTTGTCAGCAAGCGCGTTAATCAGTGTTTCTATGGACATAATATTAACTCCGGTTTACTATATTTATACTTTAAAATTCATCTTCACCATCTTCAATAGCAGATCCTTCGTCTTCGATCTGCTTGATGATATCTTCGATTTCTTCATCAGTTTGCATTAAGATATTCTTACGTACCCATTGTGCTGAGTAGTAACGACCAACATATTCATCAACTTCACGTAGTGTACCAATACGTTCACGAAGGATTTCAGCATCTTTAAGTTCTGAGAAATGTGAATCCTTAAGGAAGTCGATCGCGATATCTTGACGAATATCTTTCCATTCTTCTTCTGTTACAATGCCTTTCAGAACAAGCTGTGTTCTTAATAGATCAATAAACAGTGCTGAAAACTTCTTACGTAAACGATCAATAAAACGTTGGAATTTTAATTCATCACGTGTAGTTTCAGATGAACGTCCTAAAGACACCATCGCCTGTTGTTCTGGATCAAGTCGGCTGACCGGTACATTAAGTGATTTATATAACTTACGCTGGAAGTATATAATATCATCGATCTGACCAAGGTTTTCACCGCCTGGAAGAGTCGAAATTTCAGTACCTCGACCACCTTCACGACGTGGCAACCAAAAGTCTTCAAGCATAGACATATGCTTTTTATCGTCTTTCATTTCGCCGCTGTTTGCATCGTATACCATTTTGTTACGGTAACGATTCATAATACCTTGTAGGTATTGCTCAGCTTTACCTTTTGGCAAGTTACCTACGTCAATATAAAAGATACGACGTTCAGGCGCCCGAGCAAGACGGTAAATAACCAACGAATCTTCAAGCATACGAAGCTGGTTAACTGTCTTGACCGCTTTATGTAAGTAAGAACGAATCTGTGTACGGCTAGGATCAAACATCCCGCTTGTCACATGACAGATTGCATCTTTAGTAATTTTTAGACCTGTACCTGTAACACCGTTGCCGCCCATGCCATCTTTTTCATAAACATAGTATTCTTCTGTACCTACAACGACTTCAGCTCCAGTACGAGGATCTTTATCTTTAATTAATTCTTTTACCTTACGAATCTTAGTCGCATCAATTGGACGCAAATCAATAAGACCGTTTTTAGGATTTTTGTTGTCGATGATTTTATGGAAGTATAAACGACCATCTACATACCAACGACGGAAAATGTCATGACCATACCAATTCATATTGAGTAGTGCCAAAACATGATTAAATTCTTCGCGGATCATTTTCTTGATTTTATCAGGTTGATCCAAATCATCCATTACAATATCGACAGGAGCGGAGTTTTCATCTGACACAATAGCTTCAGATACGATGTCATCAATAGCGGCATCACACTCTGCTTGTTCAGCCACATCACGGTATTTTAAAATTAATTCGCGATCTGACTTTGCTCGACCACCTTCCATGTCAACGTACGAACCATAGTGTCCGCCTGCGTCGACAACATAGCCGCCTTCATAATCCTCTTGCGGAACAAAAGACTGTTTTTTCTTTTCTTCCTTTTCGGCCTGACCTTTTCTTACGATCTCAAAACCGAATAAATCAATTCCTGCCACAGTATAACCTCTCTTAAAATTGGGGGAGGATGAACCTCCCCCTTCGCTTTATATTATTTATACACCATTAAGAGGTCGTATTAGATTCCCAGTATTGTACCTGAAGCTCAACTGTGAATTCTTCGATTGTATTCTCAGAATCATAGCTTAGGTCAATTGCTGAAATGTTAGTTGGGAACGTACCACGGAAGGTGTAAGACTTAGTTACGTTACCTTCTTTGTCAAGTTGCTCAACAATCATATCAGCTTGGTAATCTGTAGGATTTGCCAAACCAGTGTTAGCATTGTGCTGGTTGATACCATTCATCCAACGTTCAAACGCGTTACGAGTTTCCATAGCAACATCGTTGATTACAGTGATGGTCCATGGTTCAAACGTACGGTCACCTGCGATCTGCAATTGACGACCACGGAAAGGAATCGTGATCGGTGCGATTACAGACGAAGGTAACTGAGCGCCTTTGATAAGGAAAGATGCTAGTTCAGGGTTACCGCCTGCGTAACCTGGAAAGTTACAAGTAACCTTGAACATGTTGGCACGAGCGCCACCACCAGTCAGTTTAGATTTAAAATCATCTACGCCTAAGATAGCCATTTTTTACTCCTTACTGTCCAGTGATCTCTGAGAACTCAACGCCAGTACGAGTAGCAATGAAGTTCAGAGTGATGAAGTTAATTGAACGAGCAGGTTTGATGTAGATATCAGCAACGAAGTTGTTAGTATCAATAACCTGTCCAGTGTTGTTGGTTTCGTCACATACAACCAAGAAGTCAGTTACACCACGACGACCTTTAATATCGCGTAGGAACGGTTCTACCATGTTACGGAACTGAGCACGAGTGAACTCATCGTTAAGTTCGAACAACTGGAATTTAGCCGCAGTTGCAATCGCTTTCTCAAGAACGATGAATAGACGACGAACGTTAATACGGTCAAACGCTGAAGGGCGAGCCAACATAGTCTTATCACCGTAAAGAACTGTACCTTCACCTGGGAAAGAAACCACAGGGTTGATACGTGCTTTGTAAAGAGTATCACGTTGTGTACGGTTAGGGTTGTACGCAAGTTTAACTACACCAAGCAACTGACCGCGATTTAAACCAGCTGGAGAGAACCAAGCATCAGATACAGAGTCAGTGTATGCACAAAGACCAGCAGTATGACCGTTTGCGGGAATCCAACGGTAAACATCGTTGTACTTATCGTATACTTTTACTGCAGTCGAATCAGACACTGCGTAAGAAGTAGAAGTAAGTTGGTCGAAGTAAGCTTTAACCGCATTCGTTGGGTTAGAGTTACCAACTGTAGAGTTCATAGGTGGAGAGATGAACGCGACGATATCGCGACGTGCTTCAGCCATTGCGATAGCCGCGGATGCAGCAACAGTAGTAGCATCAGTTTCGTCAACAGTTGCAATCAGAAGGTTGATGTCAACAGTATCAGCATCAGAGAACAAGTCAAGAGCTTGCTGTAACTGACCGATAGTTGGAGTAGTACCGTCGAAACCACCACCGAATGTGTAAAACACTGCGTCTTGCGTTACGAACGCATGAGTAGAGTCGTTAGAGTTAGATGCATCAACTACGTTAGCATCATGATCCATCCAGTAAATGTAAGATGAACCGCTGTTAATTACATTTTTGTAATAGTTAGAGCTGCCGTCATTTTTCTTAGCATCGGTTGCTGCTGAAACATAAGCAAATGTTTCAAGGATTGAACCAACAGTACCAGTGATCTTACCATCAACATCGTATACAACAACGTGCATTTCATCGTTCGAACCACCACGAGCTTCAACGTATTCAGACGTACCTGGAGCAGTATCGAAGTTTGATGAGAAGTCGTAACCAGCTGCAGTCCAAGAAGCGAACTCAGTTGAGCTAGCAGGACATACAGTTACACCGATTGAGTTACCAATAGTACCAGGAGCACGTGCTGCAAATGCACCTACGTTCGCTGAACCATCTTCGAAGTTATCTTCGTAATCGGTCATGTTTTTGATTTTAAGACCAGAGTTGTCGGCTGTAGCGTTAAGCTGACCGATGTCGGCACGGATAACTTTAAGAGCGTTACCGTATTTTAAGAATGACGCAGCTTGGAAAAATTCTACGTATTTGTCATTGGTCGGTTGACCAAAAATAGAGACTAGTTCAGCCTCAGAAGAAACTGTTACAATTTCTTCGATCGGACCTGCAGCAAAGTCACCAACGATCGCACCGATCGAAGTTGAAACGGCAGGTACCACGTTGGTTAGGTCGATTTCTTTGACCTGAACACCCGGAGATACTTGGAATGCCATAAGCTTCTTTCCTCATTAGGATAATTTTAAGAATTCATAATACGATTTTGTTATCAACTAAGATATTTATAATATTCTTATTTCTACCACTTAGCTGATGAATCAAACGTACCGTCCCATACTTCTTCAGTGTATGGTTTTTGTTCTTCGTATGTAGTACCACCTATGAAACCAAATGGTACAAGTTCGTCTTCGATTAGTTTAATGTTCTCGGCGTGAATCATATTACGAACATCAATGTCGGTTAGTTCTTGGAAGTAAGCGTTTGTCGCAAACCAACCAAATAATACAAGGTTCATTACCAAGTCGTCATGGTTACCTTTTGACGCCTCGAATGAAGAACCTCTTGCTTCAAAGGTAGAAAGCTCAATAATAGTTTCTTCGTCGACTACTTCAAGTTTACCTTCTTCAATCAAATCTTTAAGATTAGAACAACCAATGCGTTTAACCTTTTTAGTCATGGTTACGCCTAGAGCATTGGCTTTTACCGATGATTCAGTAAATACGTTTTCATACTCAAGTTCATAATATAAGCCATTACATACAACAGCGCCTTGGTCATTCGATTCAATAACCACGTACGCATCTTTATAAGTCTTGGCGTACTTATAAATTATGTCAGGAAATAATAAAGGAGATATCATATTATCACGATAGATAGCAACCTGCCTGAACGGTCGTACACTGATGTCAATGATATTGAAGGTCGAGTAGTCCATTCCTCGGCCTTTCGCAACATCGACGAACATCATATATTCGCCATCTTCTCGTGGCTTTTCATACACTTTAATCGCGCCTTGTTGGTAAACTGGCACCTTAGCTCGTAAACCTAACAGAGTATCGCCATCAATTAGAGTCGTACCATTACCTAGGAATGAGTTACCAAACTCCTGCATAAACTGAAGTTCAGATGTGTTGTCAATTGTCTGACGTTTCCACTCTTCGTCTCGTCCAGGAACGTCCCACCAATCAACACGGAACGGCGCATACGTGTTAGTCTTTTGAACAGCACCTTCCCAAATCTTATGGAAAGTATTACCAAGACCGTTTGCTGTAGACGTAATGATAACTCGTGATGTTGCACCAGATGATACTACAGGATATGTTGAAGTATAGAACTCTACATCATTTTCAACGAATGCAAATTCGTCAAGAAATAGTAGTGAAATAGACATACCACGAATAGAAGAACCGGATGTTGCCGCTGCGATTATACGAGAGTTATTACTAAACTCAATAGAACCTTTGTTAAGAGCTTTTGTTCCTGGTTGTAAAAAGAACGGAAGGTTTTCAAGCATCAGTGTAATGCGTCCTAACATTTCACGAGCGGTTGAACCTTTGTTCGCAAGAATAGCGATTGTCTTTTCAGGATTGAAACATGCATACCATAATAGATACGCCACAGAACTAATTGACTTACCTGACTGACGACAAGCAAGTACAATACTAAAGCGATTTTCATTAAAGTGCTTAAACATGTTTTCTTGATATGGATACAAGTCAAATGGGACTAAACCTTTATCAAGATGGATAACTTTTAGGTACGTCTTAGCAAAGTAAGCAGGATCATTCATACACTTTGTATATTCAGTGATCTCTTCTTTACTAAAATTTGAGACTACTCCGTCTCGTTTTACGTTAGGATTACCTAAGTAACTATCTGGGCTCTGTCTAAGCGTCATCGGCTGGCTCAATATCCTTCATTTTATTATGTAGCACACGTTGTAAATCAGTCGTTGATCCAACGAACAAATTGTTTTGTGTCACAGGAGCATTAAGCGATGGTAGGTTGGACTCTTTTTCCAAGTCTTTCTTTTTCTTTTGTAAGTCCATCAGCTTATCTGTAATTTCGGCATTCTGTTTTAACATGCCAGCCAAAACCTCAAATGCACGTGGGTGCTCAGACTCTCGTGCAAGGTCCATCATTAAATCGATAGCTTCTTGTCCTTTTTCAGCTAAGTTATAATACTGCGATCTCGCAAAATCATAATCGTCATTAGCATCTTCTTTACTCATAATAACCTCGATTCAATTACCAGATTTCGGTAAGACCTAAAATCTGAGTCGTATAAGAACCATCTTGATTTGAAAGCGACTCACCATCCGAATAATTACCGTCCGGGAATTGAATAGTCAGCACTGTATGGTTAGCATTATTAGTATTTATAGCTTCAACTGATCCGCTTGCCAATGTGTTAGTCCCAAACACGATATCACCAATTTCGAATTCATCGGTTAAAGCAACTTCAACTTCAACCTTTTCAGGGTATGCAACATAATTGTAATCAACATCAACAGTGTAAGGATCGGTTTCAGCCGTACCAAACGGATTGAGTATTTGAAGTTGACGTTCAATTAAAGATCCATCGTTTTGATTAATAGCATTAACTTGTGTCTTACGAATAATAGATGATGTTCCAACTGGACCGTAAAAACGTACGCGTGTTTCAAAATCAAGTGTGTAAATGATTGAACGACGAGTTAAGTAATCGCCTTCGTAATCATCATTCATCGTTACACCCTGCAAAACAAATGGCATATCCGTTCTAAACTGATCTTGAACTTGCTTGATTGTTACGCTATACTCAGGCTGAAAGAATGGGACGATTTGTTCAAGAATCTGCAATGCGTCATCTTGATTTTTCGCCATGATGTTAAGTTGCATACCCATACGGTAACCAACAGGACCGATGACAGACTGATAAGAACCGTCACTTGTCTGAATTCTTTGGCGTTGACCCTTTTGCATCTTGGTGTTTGTATCGTATGTTAAAGAAGTAATCTCAAAAGACATACGAGGCAACTTTAAAGCAATCTTAGCGTCATCCAAATTAGCTTGCTGTTCAATGCGAGACAAGAACTTTTGACGTGGGCCGTATGCAAGAGGAACTTTAATCGCATTAAGAACATTTCCGTTCGAATCACGACGAACAACGCCGATGTCATTAAAAAGAGTACCAAACACCGCGACTGCGCGGCGAATGGTCTCGTGGTAAAAGTGTGTTCCAAACATTAGGTCGGTTCTCCAAACGGATTAGTTTCGCTAAAGTCGATTATGTCATCACCTTCTTGCTCAAACGTCCAGTTTTGAGCATTTTCATCATTGTGGAAAGTTTCGTCGATTGTATTATTTAAGTCGTAGATTTCGTACAGATTAGCGGATATCGTAGGAGTATTAATATCATCAACTAAGTATGTATCGATATCGTTAAGAGTCGATACAATGAATCCTGTTACATCTCCGTCATTGACTTCAAAGTCAGTAAGCTCAAGCTGAATCGCGTTAATAGATCCACCGATTGCCTCCATCGACGCAATCTCTCCTGAGATCCATTTCGTAGGTGTACCATTATCATCACGGCTAATAACTTGGTACATACGCATACCTTTCTCGAAGTCACCTGTAATATCATTAACTGCGACCGATAGTGTGTAAGCATACTGAGCTTCAATATCATCGATTTCTTCAATGCCTGTCGAGAAGTCTTCATCGTTGAATTCAAATAAACGAGCTTGAAGTTTATAGACTGGAAGATTAGCTAATTGATAAAATGGAGATTCATGCTCAACAAAAGATATCTCAAAGAATGATTGAGACATTGGCATATAAATTAGATCGCCTTCGTTTGGACGATTGTTTTCTAATGCGTTATTCCAAAGACCAACTAATTTATTCCAAGTACGGCGAGCAACAATAAATGTGGCTTCATCTCGGATTTCCAATCCAAATTTAGATAAGAGGTTGCCTTCGCCTTCAAATCCTTCGGTATTTTCAATGTACATTTCAATCATGTACGCATCGTCGAATTGAGCTTCAACATCTTCGTTAAGAATCATATCGCGTGTTAATATTTTACGCGGTAAGTAATAGACGTCTTGCCCATAGATCTTCAGTGCTTCAATCTGCAAGTCTTCATACAAATTCTGCTCTGGGATATGCGCCTGACTAAAGTATACATTACGTGGCATTTAATTACCCCATGTAGAAATCAACTGGCATCTCGTATCGCAGCTGCATTTCTTCTTCGATTTTTAGAATTTCTTCGTTAGCTTGTTCTAGGATTTGCATGCCGTTCATAGTTACGCCACCAGGAAGTTGCATACCTTCAAACTTAGACATGTTTTGACCCCACTGACGTTTAATCAGCGCAGTTACATAACGCTTAACGAACATATCATTATATACATCAGTGTAAGTAGCAGGATCGACAATAGCTGAACCTTCGACGATAATCCAATCGTCTTCTTTAATATCCACACCCCATTCAACGTCAAGGTGTAAGCGATTCATATGACGATTGAATCGAGTCGAAATAGTTGCGTTACCAAACAGGCCATTCATTAACGTGATGTACTGTTGAGTCAAAGAATACTCAGCAAGATTACCGATGAAACCACCGCGAAGTAGGAATGCGTCGTTAAGAGCCATTTGGTAATTCACATTAAACATTCCACCTGAACCAGTCCCAACACTGTCAGGAAGCACTCGACGCACCACAGTCATCTGATCTGGAATATCGATATAACCATTCGTTACATCAGTTGCTGTAATCTGGTACTTCAGATAAGTATCTACGATGCCATCTGAATTATACTCTTGGAAGTATTGAAGCGCTTCATCAACACGATCCTCTAACTGATCTTCGTCGACGTTGACTTCTAACACAGGCGCGCCAAGTCGGCGTAGAGCGTAATCAATCAACTCTTGTCTTGATGCTGGGTTCGCCATAAAAATAATCCTAATTAGTTAAAATTCTATACGATTATTTATACTTTAAAGCTTCCCATCTTTTCGCATTTCAGCTCTGATTTTTGTAGCGCTGATGTCGTGAATTTCTTCGCCTAAATCATGCTCAGTAAAAGTGTAACCAACGCCACGTCCATAAGAAATGTCAACGATGTTAGGAACAACCATAATGGTGTAATCCGAGTTATACGCATAGCCTTCTTTCCATAATGCTGCTACTATGTTAGTGTGAACGTCATCAACGCTGAAGGGATTATCGTCTTGCTTTGCTGTACGTCCTGCACCAGCATCTTCACCTACAATGCCACCGACATCGCGAATCATAATACATACTTGACCGGTTTCAGCTAATGCTTTTTTAAATAACGCAGTATGCCCGTCATGCCAAGGCTGCCAACGACCTAACATCTGAGTTGTTGGTTTATTCCAATCGAAGGTTTTTAGAGAGTTCATAGATTTCTTCATCAGTCATTAATTCCTTAATAATATAATCAGCATTTAAAGGAGGTTCAAATACCGCGTTGGTATTTTCATATTTTGATTCTTTGATAGTGTCTAACCAAATAATAACGTCAGGATCAAACTGAGCTCGAGTATGTTCGGTCGGACAAATGAAATCGCATATTACTTGACGACCATTCGCGATTTCAAAGTTGGCAAATGTTTTCATGCGCGTTGCTTGACGTAAACGACCTTCAACTGAAAAGTCCCAATCATTAGCCATTTCACGTACTATGTCGGCATTATACCACGCGCATTTTAAATATCGTTGGAGTTCTTTAGCAAGATACGATTTGCCTGAGCCAGGAAGGCCCATTACTAAAATTTTCATAATAAAAAAGTCCTACAGGTTTTACTATAGGACTATTTATTATGCTTTAGAAAGTTAACGGATTACCATTTATTTAATGGGCACTCTCCAATTGGCTGAGTTACTTTTTCCTGAATTACTTTAGTACAGCAATGTTCAGTTAGTATACAATACTTATCATTAACATGCTCATGCTGGATAGCATGCTCGCATGAATAACATATATCAGATTTTCTTTTTTCTTCAGCTTTTCGATCTATGGTTGCCATGTCGTATTTTCCTTCATCCACATACCAACTTCCAATAAGTACGGTTCAGAAGCCCAACAAACAAATTGACATCTCATACGTGATTGCCCATCCGTATTATTATATGCAATCCAGTGCCTAGCACCCCAGCTTCTCATGTAGTTACTAGAACTTTGTCCCTCCGGATCAATGTAGTTAGCAAAACCACGTGAATCACCGCTAATGTATAATCTATCTGTTGATCCATAGTTATATGTACCACCAGAACCTCCATAGTTACCACCATCAACATATAGCGTAACCTGATTTGCCAGTACTGAAGAAGGAGAACCTCCATGAATTGTTGAGTAAATATGAGCAGGCGAGACACTAGAACCCATATCAAGTATATCGTATGCTTGACGGCTAATTCTAGAGTTGACATGGTTAATACCATTGGTGTTGCTATCGTTCATGTCATAATCAACAATCGAGTGAGAAGAATTGTACATATTATACGTTTTCATCATCTTAACACCAGTTCTATTTTTAGAACTGATCCATACCTGAGTTCTACCAGCTCCATAACTGCTTCCATTATATCTTCTAGGAGATAGATTAGAAGTGTGACTGCTATTATTAAGGTTATCATAAAATGTACCAGTCTGCGTCATGTTTACGTTACCACCTTGGTTCATAAACAATAGCATCCAGCCGCCGCCTTCATTATTCATATCACAGAAAATTTGCTGTGGGCTAGTCATATCTGGAGTTTGTATCCAGTAAAAACCATCTGTAGTAGTACCGGTTAGTTCCTTAATATATCTAGCACTTGGCGCAGCTCTATCTGAAGAAGAACCATCTATATATCTTTTAATTAAAAAACTAAATGATCTATACTCTGATTGAGTGTTCGCATTAGCTGAAATCGTGAATGGATACGTAGTATCAGATGCAACATCTCCTGGATCACCAGTAATTGCTCCACTTGATGCGTTTAAAGATACACCCGAAGGAAAAGATCCAGAAACGACAGAGTATGTAACGGTATCACCATCAGGATCTGTAGCAGAAACCGACGTACTTATTGTTTGTGATCTATCGTAGTAAGTTCCTAAAGAACCAGAAGCTGTAGACCAAGATGGGTCTCTGTCTACTGTGCCAGCGGGCTCAAGAGTAGACGCTAGACCAGATGGATTTGTTACTTTAACAATAAATGATTGAGCGCCCGAGTAGTTAACATTACTAGCATTAGTATCTGCTGTCAATTCTACGCTAGACACATAAGTAGTAACTAGAGCTCTTGGAACACCTCCAACGGCAGCACCTTCAACATATACTATAGAACCAGACTTAAAGTTAGATCCGCTTATAGTAATAGTAGAACTAGTATTTTCATTAATCACACCGGAAAAAGAAGTAACAGTAGGAGGAGCATCGATACCTTGCCACCCAGAGGCATTATACTGTTCAACTAAGCCGGTATCAGTATTATATCTAACAGAGCCTAATGGAGGGCTAGATGGTCTTTGTAAGGTAGTCCCTTGAGGAAGAAGAATTGAATCTGTCCTTTCAGATAAATCTAAACTAGCATTAGGAGAATTAGGACCAATTCCAAGATTCCCCGTAACTGTCAAGTCACCATTCATCGCATCGCTAGTATCTTTTCTCAAAAACTGAGCCGAGTCAATACCATCAATTAAGTCTGCTGTTACGTTACCAGCTGAGTCAACCGCAGCTGCAGCTAGTGCTAAATTTCTTGCTTTAGTACCTGACATTATTTAGCCTCCAATGCTTCAATACGTGCTTCTAAATCTGCGATTTTAGC